CTAGCTAGTAAAGTATTTGTCATAAGATTCTATTAACTCCTTGATGGCGTATTGCCCGTAAAATTGGTGGGTTACAGTTGTCGTTTCGTGACCGCCCAACTGAGCGGCTTGTCCGAGCGGCATTCCGTTCGATAGAATTCTTCTAAACCAGCGGTGCCGCCATTGATGCGGTGAACATGGTCCTTTGATGCCAAGCCGTTCTTTATAGCGGCGAATAACTTCACTAATTGAGTTAGGCTTCAACTTTTCCCCTTTATCTGAAACAAAAACATACTCCGAGCCTTGTGGTCGAATTTTTAGCCATTCGATTAAGGCATTGTATGTTTCTTTATCCATCATTACCGTTCTTTCTTTTTGACCTTTTTCTACAACTTGGATTTTTCGACAATCAGGTTCAGGTTGGTCAAGATTCAGGTCAGAAAGTTTTATGTCAGATACGCCACCCCTTCTTGCCGAGGTTGATTGAAATACCAACAGCATGGCGTAATCTCTCACACTCCATTGTTTGGCTTCTGCCAGAATTAATTCTGCATGATGGTCTGAAATTCCCTTTCTTCCACGTTTTGGCAGTTTGGGCAGTGGAATGTTTTCTACCAAGTTTGTTTCTATGAAGTTTTTTTGATAAAGCCATATAAATAATTTTCGCAATGCTCTGATGTAGCCATGTAAGGTGTCAGTAGATATTTTGGGAGAGCTTTCCCAGTTTTCCCGTAATGTGATTAATTGCAGTTCTGTAATTGAGCAGAGAAAACGAGTTTCTCCAATTGCCGAGGCAATGAGTGAGAGCCGACAGTTGTACCAGCGTTTTGTTTCAGGGGATAAGCCCTGAAAGGTGTAACGCTTGAACATTGTGATGCCATACTGAAGGCGGATTTTTTCTGAATTGGTTGTGATGATGCTTTGCATGTTTTTCCCTTTTATCGTAGCACTTGGTTTTGGTTTTGTCAGAATTTTTTACCCGTTTTTTACTTCCGAGGCTTGTATGAGAAGCTGGTTAAGAAAGTACAAATTTGAGATTTTTCTAGTGATTGCATTGATTTGCATATTGATTCTTGTTTTGAGGTCTAGTTGATGAGCATAGAAATTAATCCTGTTTCCCTGTTAATTGGTTTTATTGCTGGCGTTTCTATTTTTGGTCTATATCTTGAGTTCAAGAAGATGAAAAATGAAATCAAGGAAATCAAACAAGACCAAGTTAAGGCATTGCCACATGGGACGCTTGCAACATTAGAGGATATTCACGCAATCTGCAATGACGTCCAATTTCAAAGTTTGGAAGAAGAAAAGATTATTAAATCCCTTATGCTTTCTCAGGCTATGAGAAGTTATCAAAACGATGCTTTTAGCAGAATCAAGGAATTGGTTTCAGATATTCAACAAACCCCTCGGAAGTACAAAGAGAGAACAAGCAGAAAGAGAAATATAGTGTGAAAACTATAAAAGATAAGAGACTTGTAAAAGCATGGTTAGAGCAAGGCGGTAAGGGAGTTCTTTTTGCTTCATGGGATGACCCACGCAAACCTTGTCCATCTATGAAATATCCCATTACAGATGTTATTTTTGGGGCACTGGTTGAACAATTCCGTTCAGAAGGTATGACAGTGCTTGTTAATCTTTTTGGTAAAGAGATAAGATTGAATCCACATCATGGGATGATTCAATGACAATAAAACCTGAAATTTTGGAAGTTTTAGAAAAGTATCAAGAGCTTCTATCACCAGAAATTTTGCAACATTTTTTATCTTCTGTGAAGATAGTGGAAGAAGCAACCAACGGGTGGGGTGAAGTAACAGTTGTCTTCAAGGCTAGTGAAGCGAAAGAATCTCGTATTGTTTTGACCCAAAAGGCTGTTTCTGATAAATCTGACAAACCCGATATTTCTAAAGTATAATTCATAAGTCTAATGAGCCATAGAAGCCGGGACGCCGAGCGCGTCTCGGCTTTTTAATTTCATATTCTCTACAACGAGGCAAACATGACAGCATGGAGAAACCGCATTGTAAGGTACGGTACTGTTTTTGCGCGTGATTTGATAGCCAATCCGCGCAACTGGCGCACTCATCCCCGTAATCAGGCAGAGGCGCTGGTAGGCATTTTGGATCAAGTAGGTTGGGTTCAAGATGTCATTATCAATTTACGAACGGGCGAAGAATGGGGAGAAGAAAAGGGACTGGAAACAATGATAGATGGTCATTTGCGTGCTGTGACTGCTTATCATAATGGGGAAGAAACTGAAGTTCCTGTTAAATACGTTGACCTTTCACCTGAAGAAGAAGCCTTGATTCTTGCTACACTTGACCCAATTACTGCATTGGCAGGGGTGGATAAAGACCGTCTTGAAGAAATATTATCCATTGCAAAATCAGAAGATGGTGCTGTTAATAAACTATTGAATGACCTTCGCGCTGTTAATGGTTTTAAAATACCCGATGTTGATTTTGAAGAATTTACAGAAGATATAGAACAGGAGGTTGAATATCATGTCTGCCCTGCATGTGGTCACAACTTCCCGAAGTAGTTATCCTGATATTCTTTCAAAGGCGTGGCAAGAACATCTATTCCCGAAAGAAGCCAATGCGCCGACTGTCATTAGCACGTTTGCAGGTGCGGGCGGTTCTTCGTTGGGTTATAGCATGGCTGGTTATCGTGAATTACTAGCGGTTGAATGGGATAAGCACGCCATGGAAACATTTTCGTTGAACTTCCCTGATGTCCCTGTTTATTTTGGGGATATTACTCAATTGACAGTAGATGAATGTTTGAGGAAGGCAGGAATCAAAGCAGGTGAACTAGATGTATTTGACGGTTCTCCGCCGTGTCAGGGGTTTAGCTTATCTGGAAAGCGGCAATTGGATGACCCACGTAATTATTTGTTTATGGAGTATGTGCGTTTGCTTCGAGGATTACGCCCAAAAGTTTTCATTATGGAAAACGTTGCGGGTATGGTACGTGGAAAGATGAAGATATTATTTGCTGAGATACTGCGTTCTTTGAAAGCCAGTGAATATGTTGTCTCAGTCCGACTGATGAACGCAATGTATTTTCATGTGCCACAATCACGAGAGCGAATGATTTTTATCGGAGTGCGTGCCGACCTTTTGACTGCCCCGTCCCATCCGAAAGCGCAAAGTGGCTTTATCTCTGTAAGGGAAGCCGCACAGGGTATTAATACGATTGGATTGCCACTTAAAGGGAAGTTGGCTGATTTGGGGATGTATGCAATAGCAGGTGAAAACTTTTCAAAGACTCGTGTTCGGTTAGGCGCATCCAAGAAGAAAAACTTTTCAACCAAGAAGTTGCATTGGGACAAAGTCTCATGTACTGTTTCTAAAACAATGGGAGATAGTTTAGGTGGGCTTGTTCATCCTGACCACAACAATATGATTTCGATTGACCTGTTAAAGCGGATTGGTTCATTTCCTGATGAGTTTATTGTGCAAGGAACTGACCTTCAGAAGTGGGCTCGCATTGGAAACAGTGTTCCACCTTTGTTTATGAGGGCGATTGCCAAGCACGTTAGGCAAGAGATTCTTGAAAAACTGCATACTTAAGGTGCATAATGAATTCGCCGAAGCCGACAAATAAACGGAGTAAATCGCAACAAGAACGTGACCGAAGAAACATTTCATCTTTATACTTACAACTGAAAACCCAATCTGAAATTGCTGAAACTGTTGGTGTTAATCAATCTACGGTAAGCCGAACGTTAAAGTCTTTGCAAAAGGAATGGCAAAGTTCTTCTTTGATGGATTTCAACGAGGCGAAAGCTCGTGAGTTGGCAAAAATTGACCACCTTGAACTTGTGTATTGGGATGCTTGGGAAAGAAGTAAGAAAGCAGAAGAAACTAGCACTACAAAAAGAGTGGAAGGCGACATTACTCGGACGGAGGCTCAAATCCAGAAGAAAGATAGTGTTGGGGATAAGAAATTCCTTGATGGTGTTCAGTGGTGTATTGATAAGCGTTGTAAGATTCTTGGACTTGATTCTCCTGATGAGATAGACGCGACTTTGCGGGTGTTTGATATGAATCAATGGAAAGATGAACGTCAGAAAAGATTAAATTCTGTAATCAATATGGATGTGAATGATTAGTCTGTCTATCCAGTTATAATAATAATGTCTTACAGCCCGACTGAGTTATCAAACCGGGGCGCTCTTTCCTGAGCGCCTCGGTTTTTAATTTAGTTGGAATTACGCAACGGTGGCGGTAACACCGGAGGAGATTTTATTATGGCACGACCTGGAAAGTTAGATTCTAAAATTATTATACGAATATGTAATGGAATATTAACGGGGGCGACATACAAAGCGGCTTGCACTGCGGCTGGAATTTCTTATGACACGTTCAATGAGTGGCGCAAAGGGGCTGAATTAGCCAGAAAAAAAGAAAGGCGTACAGAAAACGACGACCTTTTAATCCAGTTTTCCGATGCAGTCGAAAAGGCTAACGCTAAACTTGAAATCAATCTGATGAAGGGGATTAAACAGAAAGGAGAAAAGGATTGGAAGGCTTTAGCATGGATTTTACAAAACCGATTCCCTGAATCTTATGCCGAGAAAAAGCAACACGACCATAATGTTGTTCTTTGGGACCATAAGGCATGGGAAGAAGATAGAAAAAAGCGACTTGAACAAGTAGAAGAAATAGAAGAATAAAAGTGAAACTAAAAACTCTAAAGGCACAGTGGGCAGTAGAGTTTATAGACCTTCCAGCGGCGGCTCATAATGATGATGCTGTTTGGGAGGTATTTCAGATTAATTACTTAAATAACACAAGCCGATTTTCGATAGATGTCAAAAGCCGACAAATCGCATGGTCTTTTACATCTGCGTTAGATGCTTATGCAGATAGTTTCATCACGCCGGGGTGGCCATATACATTCGTTTCAATCAATATGGACGAAGCCACCGAGAAAATTAGATATATCAAAGCGATTCACGAAGCGACTGACGCACCTGTTAGACGTAAGATTGTTCGTGATTCTGCCACTCAGATTGAACTTGATGATGGAACCCGTTTTATCTCTCATCCGTGCCGACCTCCGCGCGGTAAAGCGGGAATGCGGGTCTATCTTGATGAGTATGCTCACTACCGAGATGGCTTAGACCGTGAGGTTTACAAAGGGGCATTACCAGCAGGGATTAAGGGAAATGGATATGTAAGAATCGGCTCATCTACTTTCGGTTCGCGTGGCATGTTTTATGATATTGCCACACAGAAAACTAGAAAGTGGCCGGGTTTTGATAGTCATCGGAGCTTCATCCCTTGGTGGTGTGTAAAAGCCTTATGTAATGATACAAAGACTGCTAAATTAGTTGCCCCTATGATGAACACTGAAGAACGTGTTTATCAGTTTGGGACAGTAGCCTTGAAAGAACTCTTCGAGAATATGTTTCTGGAAGATTTTCAGCAAGAGTTTGAATGTGCATTTTTGGACGAAGTATCTTCATGGATTACATGGGAAACGATAGAGAGAAACCAAGTTGATGACCTTTTATATTTCAAGGCTACGAATGTTGATGATGCTCTTGCTCTGATTCCGAAAATTAGTGAAAGCATAGTCAGCGGAAAGATTGAACCTGTTTTTGTTGGTGGCATTGATGTAGGTAGAAAGCACGATAAAACCGAAATGATTGTATTAGGCAGGGGATTACTTAATCAGCTTCCCGTTAGAATGATGGTGACTTTGAACAAAGTTAAATATGATGACCAAGAGGAGTGTTTTCGTCAGATATTGACCCGCTTGCCGTTTACGCAATGCCTAATTGACCAGAACGGAATCGGGTCTCAGCTTGCCGAGAACTTAACTCGGACTGGCAAGGCACAAGGCGTCACTTTTACAAATGCTACAAAGGAATTGTGGGCTGTTCAGGCGCGGGTGGAAGCGGAGAGAAATCGAACGCCTATTCCACCTGACAGAGATTTGAAGTATCAGATTCACAGTATCAAGAAATATGTGACAGCGGCTAAAAACGTTGTATATGACACAGAGCGAAATAATGAGCATCATGCCGACAAGTTTTGGGCTTGGGCTCTTGCGATTTATGCAGGTTCAGCGGGCTATGAGCAAGCCAGTAGTGGAGAGGGCAGTCATCCATTGGGTGAAGAGTGGTAGTTTTTTGATATAATAATTATGAAATGAGTAGACTAACCGTCCCGCTCATCCTACTTGTCCGAACCGCCTTGACTCCAAATTATCAGGGCGGTTATTTTTTATAGGACACTTCTTTGTCATTAACCTGCTATAATCTTGTTAAGGTGAAACATGAATTCCGAAACAGATGAAGCCCAAAAAATTGAATTAACACAGTCTCAAATTGATGCTTTGATAGCCATAAATGATGCTTTAGTGAAAGTATTTGAAGCCTTTAATGATATTCTTGTTATTATCAAACAGGCTGTTAAAGAATTTTTTGAGGCTGTTAAGAAGTATTTCTATATCCCATTAGGAAGGATGCTTTTCAAGCATCAGTTAATTGAGTTGAAATTCCCCTATTGGATTGCAAATTACATTTCCGAGAATTTATATTGGTATTGGGCTTGCGGCTTTGGTTTTTCGTGGTTTGAAAAAAGGTTTGTAGCCGTTACCAATTAGGTAAAAACGCATATAATAAATTTAGCCCGACTGAGTTATCAAACCGGGGCGCTTACAAGAAGCGCCCCGGTATTTTTTTAACCTTTGGAGGTTCGTATGAAAAAGTTCGTTAGTCTGTTTTTGGTCATTGCCGTTTTTGTAATGACACTATCTGCCTGTTCACCAGTGGATAGCCAAGCATTTGCCGCTCCGCCCAACTTGGTGGCAGTACAGGTTTCACAGAATGAGTTCCTTGAAGCGGCAACTTTTGTGATGCTTGTTTTTGCATCCATGACCGGTGTGCCTTTGTTGATTTCTGCTCTTGTGAACTTAGTGAAAGTATTACTACTTGCCGTTTCTTGGCTTGTGAGTCAAATCACAAAGAAAGAGTTTACATTAAGTATTGATGGATATTCAAATCAAATTGCATCTGCTCTGACTTTGGTTGCTTTCTTCACCCTCGTTTACTTCCGTGTATTTCAGCCGTTTGTATCTTTTGATTGGTTGGATAATCAAGCCAAGCAAATTGCCGAACTCCTGAATTATCTTGCGGTTTTATTTGGTCAATTGGCAACCCGCACTTATGCTTATGGTCTTTTGCGCGGGCAAGTTCCTATTCTTGGATATTCTTATAGTTCAAAATAAATGATATGAAATCTGTTAGACAGGGCTCCAATAAAGCCCTGTCTGTATTTCTTTATGGGCGAACCAATCGTTGAGTTTCTTAACAAAAATCAGATATTTGCTTTACTGATATACATTCTTCTAAAAGAAGTGTGGCCATTTTTTCGTGATAAAGTATTCCCACATAGGATGGCTGAAAAAGATGCTGAAACCGAAAGAGTTAAGAAACTAGAAGAAAGGCAAGTGAAGGCAGAGGAACGCCAAGCCGATGCGTTTGAAGCAATGAGAAACGTAACAACGGAAATGTCTAAATCTTTGATGTTGACAAACGAGCGGCTCTCTAATTTAATCCTTTCTCAAAATGAAGATTTACGAATAACAGCAGATATTCATTCAACCGTTACTGGAAAAAGAAAAAAGTAAAATATGTTCCCATTCATCAACCGTACTGTAAACGCTTTTCAGGTTGGATTTGGGGCGTTTAAGGAAAACTTTTTATACTCAGGGGAAGATGTTTTTAGTTCTGATGTCTTTAGTGATTATCAGGCAAGAAAACAAAGGTATGCAATTTTATTTTCTCATTATGAAAACAACGCTTATCGAGATATAAAGCAATTTTCTCAAGCATATAAAACCGCTTTTGGCTTATATCGTTTTACAAGGGCAATTTACTCACCTGCTTACCGCTTGGCTGAATTTTGGAAGGCGCATTTATGGGGTGGAGTTCTTGACCCCGATGCTGGCGATGGAAAAGAAGTTCCATCTTGTTTGCCTATCATCACAGAAAATGAAGATTTACGTTTGGCTATCGCACAAATCTTTGCGTGGTCCAACTGGAACGTAAAAAAGAATGTGGTCAGCTTGAAGGGAACGATTCTTGGTGACAGTATCATCAAAGTAGTGGACGATACAAAGCATGATAGAGTTTATTTGAAAAGTGTTCATCCCGGTACAATCAAGAGCATTAGCTTAGACCCCACGTCCAATGTAAAAGAATATTACATTGAAGAAATACGCGAAGACCCAAGAAAATCTAGGTCTTCAAGTTCTAAGTATGTTGTATATGGTGAAAGGGCTAGTCGCAATGGAGAAATGGTTGTTTATGAGACATTTCTAAACGGAAAGCCCTATGCGTGGCCGGGTAACATCACCGAAGATGAAAACGGAAAAGAACTGTCTGTTGAAAAGTGGGAAGAACCTTACGGTTTTATTCCGATGGTCTTTATAAAGCACAACGACGTTGGCTTAGATTGGGGCTGGTCTGAATATCATGCAGTTCAATCTAAGATTCGAGAAGTTGACGACTTGGCTTCTAAGCTATCTGACCAAATTAGAAAATCAATTGCGGCTCCAATGTTATTGGCAGGTGTAAGAGACCCAAATACAGAATTGAAATTGAAAACACCTGAGAAAAAGGCATCGAGCCCCGAAAAAGGCAGAGAGACTATCCATTTTGTTTATGGCGATGTAGGAGCACAAGCTCACAAGTTATATTCTGATTTGAACATTGAACAGACTGCGGGATATATCAAAGATATTTTGAGAAGTATTGAAGATGATTATCCTGAATTACGCTCTGACCCGCGAAACATCACAGGTGAAATCTCTGGACGGGCTTTGAGAATGCTTAGACAAGATGCCGATGATAAAGTAAAAGAACGCCGACCTTTATATGACGATGCGCTTGCACGGGCATTGCAAATGGCTACCACCATTGGCGGTATGCGTGGATACGAGGAGTTCAAGCCATTTAATCTTGAATCGTTTGAAAAAGGCGATATGCCGCTTCGGATTGGTAACCGACCTGTGTTTACCAAAGACCCATTGGAAGATTTAGAATACGAAGAAAAGCTATGGGATGTTGCTTCTAAAGCGGCTTCTAAGGGTATGTCTATTCCTCTATTCCTTGAACAACATGGATGGGAAGAAGACGATATTAATGAATTTATTGGGACGACTGAATATCAGGCTCGTTTGAAATCTATTGAAATGGTGAATGAAGGCTTTGTTCCAAGTCAACCTGATTTAGAGAAAAAGAGGATGCAATCAAAGGGTAAAAAATCGGAGAAAGCATGAAGTTTGTTAATAGATTCAAGAAGTTTGTAAAAAGACTTCTTCCTAAGAAGCCTTTCTCTTTTTCTAAAAAGTCCATTTTTGATAATAAGCCCAAAGTTGTAGAGAGCAATTACGAGTGGTTAGAAACCATATTTCTTGTTGACGATGAACAAGCCCAGAAATTAAGTGATTGGACTGTCGGATATTTTCATTGCTTGCATTGTGAGACATATCAAGGCTTTGCTTTTAAGTTACCTCCTATTGAAACAGACGAAGAAGATAACGTCATTAACGGCGTAAGCATAGAAGCTCATAATGCGCGGGTAGATTTTTTTCACGAGCATTCGCATGGGGATTTGTTTATTCTTATGGTTGAAAATTATTATGTCGAAGAATAATCCTCTTGAAAAGGCTATCCGTTCATCTGTGAAAATGAACGAAACGATTGGCACATTGTTTCGGGAAACAGGTACGATTCAAGAAGGCAAGGGATTTGTCGTTACTGTCTATAAGAATGCAAACCGTGCGCTTCCACAGGCATTGAAAGAAACGAATGTAAGGTTCGCCGTTCGTGATATTGTCTCTGAATTAAAGCAGACGTTAAATTCCAATTTAAGAAGTGTCCTCAATGATTCAATAGATAGTGGCATAGAAGAATCTGCTCGGCAACTTCGTTTTTATAATATTCAGACAAATACTAAAAACATTCCTAAAGACTTATCAAAACAAGTTGATACGGCTTTAGAAGTTATTATGGCACAGGTAGATTCACAAGCATCTGCTATACAGGCGGCTCTTATTACTGATGCTGTTGATAATACAATCATCACAGGTGATGAAGACAGGCAGGGAATTCTTAGACCTAGCGATATTTTATCGGTGGCTACTTTTTGGATTGCCGCTTTGATATGGGATAGTTTTTCATATTGGGCTTTGCAAAATCAGGGAGGTACGCGGTTTAGTAAACAAGCCATTGCTGGATTGGATGCTCGGACAACAGATTGTTGTTTGCGTGTGCATGGTCAAGTTCAGGACTTGAAAGGGAAATTCAAACTGACAGGCACACCACGATTTAGTGATTATCTTTCTTGGAGTCCTTTTCATTGGTATTGTAGAACTGCTATCACTTTGTATCTTCCTGAGTATGATGATGGGTTAACCAAGAGAATGAAAGATTCTGCTCGGTACGTGCTTACCCAAAGAGCGAACGGAAAAACACCAGATCAACATCCAGCCGATGCTTTTTGGAGTTAATTAAATAAAAACCTGCTATAATCTTGATGTAGCAAAAACTCTATATTTGATACGCCCGACTGAGTTATTAGACCGGGGCGTTCCTTTCAAAAGGAACGCCCCGGTCTTTTTTTGTTAACTCGTTGGGGAAATTACGCCACGCTGGCGGTAACAGCGGAGGAGATTACTCACATGCTGAGGTTCAATTTATACACGCTTCCAAGTCTTTCTCGACATCCTGTGATGTTTTTTGATGGTAGTCAAACAGAATTTAAGCCCATCACATTTGATACACAGGAGGCACTGAACGCTTATTTCGCTGAACGTGGCGAACAAGGTAAACGCACAGCAACCGCTGAGATTTTATCTAAGACAGGCGTGAAAGATGTTGACGAATTGGTGACGTTGATAAACGAAGGAAAGACTCTTCGTGAATCACAACAAACCGAATTGCAAAAAGCACAAGCAGACCTTGAAGCCCTAAAGAATGAAAAGGCAACTGCTGAAAGTGCCATTCAACAAGAGAAAGATGAACATGAAAAGACTAAGAAGTCATTCACTGAACGAATCTTAAAAGCCGAAGTTAAGGCTGAGGCAAAGAAGGCGGGGTTCCGTGATGAAAGTCTTGATGATGTTTGGATGCTGGTAGTTGCTTCTCATCGTGAAAAAATCACCGAAAAAGATGATGCCTTTGTTGGAATCAACAAAGTTATCGAAGAAATCAAAAAGACGCGCGAATATTGGTTGGTTGGCAGTACGACTATCAGAAAGAAGTCACCCGGTAGTCCACAAGGTCCGCAAGGTAATAAAGAACCTGAGCCAACACCGAATGACGAAAAACCAAAACGCCGCCGTTTATAGAGTTGAAACAATAATCATTATTCGGAGGAAGTATGTCTGATTTAACTTTAACTGCAAACCATGTTGGAGCATTGTTTATTGATGCGAAAATCCGCAGTCGCATCCCTGCTGAGGATTTAACTGCTGGTTTGGCAGTGTTTGAAAATTCAAATGGCAAATGTGCCAAAGCGGATGCAGGTGATGCGACCAAAGCGAAGTTCGCTGGAATCGTTACTCAAATGGGTGGAATTACACAAGGTATCTCTGTTCAAAAAGGCGGAGAAATTGGTGGTTTTGATGTTTCAAGCCTTGCTTATGGAACCAAGATTTATTTGAGTGACACCCTCGGCGCACTTTGTGACGCTGACCCCGGTCTCAATGAAAAGCAAACTGTAACCATCAGTGGTTCACCCACAGGTGGAACTTTCACTTTAAGTTTCGGTGGTCAAACCACTTCAGGCATTGCTTATAACGCCGCCGCCGCTACTGTTGAAGCCGCGCTTGAAGCGTTGAGCACTATCGGCGCTGGAAACGTGCGTGTGACTGGCAGTGCTGGTGGTCCGTACACTGTTGAGTTCATTGTTGAACTTGGGAATCAAAATGTCGCCGCTATGACTATTGATATTACCAGTCTTACTGGTGGCACACCTGCCGGTGCGATTGCTGTTGCACAAGGTGGCGTGGCTTCTATCCTCGTTGGTGAAATTGTGCCAATGACCGATAAAGGTTTAACCAAAGTGCTTGCACTGTATCCGGTTTTATAGCTGGTGATTTGAAAATTCAATTTAGGATGTAAATTATGTCTCAAATTTTCTCTATCTTAGGTTTACCAGATACTGCCAACCCAAGCGTTGCTAATGTTGGTGAGGCAGTTATCTACGAAGCCATGCAACAAATTCTTTCAGACCATAACGAAGAATTGAACCGTGCCATTTCTGTGTTTGTTGAAAGAACTACACAGCTTCATTCTTTCCGTTACAAAATGGGCGTTGGTGGGTATATGCAACGCCGAGGTCGCCAAGCCGCACCAGGTGCGCGTAAGGTCACTGGTCATTGGGATGTGGCTTTCCCACTCGAAGACTTCGGCGATGCTTTGATGGCTGACGACATCACACTGGCGTATATGCGCTTGCAAGATTTGAATCTTCACATTGATGGAATCATTGATGCAGATTACAACACCAATCGCCATGAAATCTTAACTGCTTTGTTCAACAATGCTAATTATGATTTTCTTGATGAAAAACTTGAAACGCCGACTTTAAGTGTGAAGTCGCTTGCGAATCAAGATGGAACTTTATACCCGCCTGAACAAGGCGCGGATTCTCCTGCCCAAGAAAACCATTATTTGGTTAGTGGTTATACCGTTGCGAATATTTCAGATACCAATGACCCATTGAAAGATAGTGTGAATCGTTTGGAAGCGCACTTTGGTTCACAAGTGGGTGGGTCTGAAATTGTTGAATTCGGTGGAAAAACTTTCTGTGAAAAAATCCGCACTGAAATTGACGACTTTGAAGATATTGACGACAAGCACATTGAGCAAGGTGCAAATGCGAATGTTGTCGTTGGTCTTCCAGAATATTTGCCCGGCAAGTTGATTGGTCGTCACAAAGCGGGTATTTGGTTGGTTGAATGGTCTCGCATTCCTGACAACTATTCACTTGCAACTCACTTGGGCTACGCTCCGCCATTGGTGAAGCGCGTTGATGCTGAAGACACTGGGATTCCAGAAGGTTTGCACCTTGTGGCTAAGAACGAAAAATATCCTCTTGAAACTTCGTATTATCGCAACCGCTATGGCTATGGCGTTGGTAATCGCTTGAACGGTATTGTACGTAAGTATGCCGCTTCTGGTGATTATGAAGTTCCGACTTTGTATCAACGCTAGGAGTTGTTTCCATGGCTAACTTAAAAAGACAAATCCGCAGAAACAAAGAAACTCTGGCTCGCATTGAAGCGAAGATTGATGCGCTTTTGAGTAATGCAGGTATTGACATCGAAACCTTCAACAAGAATCACGAAGCAAGAATTCGCGAGCAGGTTTTTGATGAAGTTGATGAGGTTGAACCTGTAACTGGTGAACTCCCCCCAGTTCATCCTCAGCCAGAAGTGAAGCCTGAACCTGTAGTCCCATCATCTGATGTTCCACCAGCAGGTGAACTTCAAGGTCAAGAACCAGATGTGAAGCCTGAACCTTCTGAAAAAGAAGAAAAAGAAAAGAAGAAAAACAAGTAGTTTTCATAGGGGCGGGTACATCATCCGCCCCTATGACTTTATCAAAATAAGTCTTTATATGTCTCTAACACGCGCACAAGTTGAAGAAGATATTGTCCGCCGAGCCAAAGGAAAGATGTCTTTGGTTGGAATGGCAATTACAACGGCAGGAAGTAATAACGACCTGAATAACCCGTTGGTTGTTGCTTTTAGAGCATGTGGTTTAACCCCTGCGAGTCAAGTAACCATCACTGATGCTGATTTGGTTAACCTCTCTGATGAACAAATTGACGAATTTCTTGATAGAGCAGAGTTAAGACTGTTTGAAAACATTTACGGAAATATTGATTTTACAGACATTCAAGTTGGACCAAGGCGTAAGGCTTTGGGTCAATTAGCAGAACAAGTTGAAAAACTAATCTCACAAAAGAAAGAAGCGATTTACTCCAATTATGGCGAAGGACAAATTCTTTCGACTGGCAGTTTGGATTTGAACACTGCTGAAACTATGTGTGATAACGAGAGCATTTTGTGATTGATGTTAAGAATGGCTATGTCCTTGTTATTGATGGTGAAAAATATACAGTCCTGTATGTAGCAGAATGGGAAGACGCTTCTTTTGACAGTTCGTTTGCAAAAATGGCGACAAAAACAACCACAAGAGAAAAAGAAGTCTTTTCTAATGGTAAGGGAGAAATACAAGCATTTGGCGACCCGCTTATGGCATTCCCTCTTGATTCTGTTACGCCTGAATTGAAACGTTCGATTGGACTTGAAGCTGTTTATCAATTGAAACAAACCTTTGTTGGTGATGAAACTGGATTTTTGCATGTATTTGTAGAGGCTCAGAAGAAATGACTTTTCGGTTTAGATTTTCTGGTCTCAACGAAGCACAACAGGCAATGCTTGAAGCGGCGAAAGCAGTTTCACCTTCAGACGGTTTAGGTTTGATGGTTCAAGATGTGACTATGCAGGCTTTCAGGTTTCAGACGAGCATCACCCATGTTGATACAGGCGGTCTTCGTGGAAGCCAACGAATGAAAATGCAAAAACCCGCTCGATGGGAAATTTATATTGACCCATCAGCAAAAAATAGAAGAAGTGGTCAATTGGTAAGTAGTTATGCAGAAATTGAAAATGCAAGAGGCGGTGACCATGCCTTTGTAGATAGAACATATAGCCGAGCCGATGAATTTATTGAGAAAGCAAGACATGTTTTGCTTAGGAAGTTGTAATGCCTGCTGATACCAAGAACAGAAAAAGTGCTCGTTCAGCGGTTGCTACTGGATTAGCGGCTGTGTTGGTTGGTAGCGGAAAGCCTTGTAATGAGGTTGTGGGCTATCAAAAAAAGACAATAGATAAAAGTCCACTCGTAATGGTGTTGAGTAGTGGAGTAGGACGAGCGCGTAAGGCACAAGGAACAAGTAAATATCGGATTCATTTTTATTTAGAAATTCAAGTGGTTCTTCGAGATACAGACGATAGTGGTCTCACCGAGGCACAGCGCGAAGACAAGCTTGATGATATTGAAAAAATTATTGCAGATTGGATTTCAGATAATCAAAGTGGCGAACATTGGGATTTACTGAAATATGCTGGTGACGATGGGAGAGAAGCAACTCCTACACCGAGCCGAATTAGTAAGGCGATTTATGACAAGCCTTGTATTGTGGAAGTGATTCAACTGGAGGTTTTTGTAAATGATTAATTTTGTAGGCAAGCCCAATCAATTTGTATCAGGTATCCCGAACAGGAATTTATCTGATGATGAGTGGAAATCTCTATCCGAAGATTTACAAGCTATTGCTTTGTCTTCGGGTCTTTACGTTAAATCCGATGCTGTTCTTCCAGATATTGAAGATGAATATAAAGAAGATAAGAAAGGAAAGAAATAATGAATCCAGAACTTATTCAAGTACAAGCAGGTAAACAAACAGTACGAGCAACAGCCGTAACTCCAACAGTGAAGCGTATGGGCGTTACATCTTTTGATTTAACTCCAATGGTTGAGTCTATCGGACATCCTAGTCAGCGTGGGTCTTTGGCTCCTGCCTACGATGAAGATTTGCAAAAGGTGGAGTGTGAAGCGAACGAAGAAGGTGAAGTCACTTTTGAGGATGTTGATTATCTGCTTGATAGCATGATGGATATTGCCACACCAAGCGGTTCAGGTCCTTATACGAAGGCTTATGCTGCGCCACTCAGCGCAGACCCGACACCAAGAATTCAGACTTTGGTAACAGGTCATGGGTCAAATGTTTATAAAGGCACTGGCATGGTGATGGACGAACTGACATTTTCATTTGCCAAAAACGAACCGATGAAATATTCGTGCCATTATTTTGGGACTGGAATTTCGACTGCTACTTTAGCCGCTTTGAATGACAGAACCTTGAATTATGTAATGGGTCAACATGTGGCTTTGTACATTGATGCGTTTGGCGGCACGATTGGGTCAACTGCGTTTACTGATGCGTTTTTCTCTGGTGAGTTGAACTTAAAGGCAAACCGTGAAAATTATTTCAGCTTGGGTCAACTTGGACCAAAGGGATATACAAACCCGAAATGGGAAGCCACCTTGAAACTTACTTTAGAGTTTGCGGCTGCATCAAAGGCTTACTTTGATGCGATTATCGGTGCATCTGCTGTTTTGAAAAAGTTAATTCGTGTAAAAGCCACAAAAGGAACAAATGAATTGCAATTTGATTTTGCTGGCTTTACACCTTCTGCGCCAGAAGCCTTTACTGATGAAGATGGCATTGTGACCGTTGAACTTGAATTTAGTGGCTTGTATGAAAGCACTTTCGCAAACTACTTCAAAGCACAAACCATTAATGGTGTTGAAACATTGGTATAGGTGAAATATGGATGAAGAAAAAGATTTACCTAAGCTTATTTTTGTCGTTCCCGGACCTGACGAACCTGGATATTTGGAAAGAATGATTGCTGTCGGTGGCTTCACTGAAATGATTGAAAGCCAGAAGATTACTCGCCAAGGCTTTGAGGATATGGTTCGTTTTTTGGCTGACTACGTGAAAGAACCGAAAGATATTAATCAAAGAATTAAATTGATTATAGGAGCTACGGAAAACGAAATTAAAAGCCTGTTGGATGCTTTAGCAAATTCTGGCAAGGTAAACCCTACCAACGGAGGCAACTCAGACGAGCCCTCCAAAACAGAAAACTAAAAGATGCGAAGCCGCCTTTATGGGTAAATATTTTAGTTGCCGCGAAGGGTGATCCACTCCGAGCAATGGAATTGGAAAAGAACGTATCTGCTACATGGTGGCACCGTTGGGTTGTTTACCAAGATGAAATGAGCAAAGTAAAAGTTAAAAAATAAGATGGCTGACAGAAAGATACTGATTGTTGTAGAAGGACGAGATAATGCGAGTGGACCACTGCGTGGCGTTGGTGGTGCGCTTAGTAATATCGCGCAAATTGCGGCTGGTATTTTATCTGCTCAGTTGTTCGAGAATATTGCAAGAGGTATTTTTAGTATTAGTCAAGAAGCACTTGAATCTATTGCAAGTTATGAACGGCTTGGGGCGACACTGCAAACATTGACCGCGCGCGAACTTGTCAATACAGGGCAGGCACTTGATATGGCAAGTGCGCTTGAAATGGCAAAAGACCAAGCAAAAGAATTATTAGATTGGACTCAGGAACTTGCCATTAAATCACCTTTTACACAACAAGGCGTGGCGGATGCTTTCAAAACTGCTTTGGCTTATAACTTTACAACGGAACAAGCCAAACGATTGACACAAGCTACGATTGACTTCGCCGCTGGTTCAGGTGCGGGTGAAGCGGCAATGAATCAAATCTCTTTGGCTTTGGGTCAAATTCAGGCAAAGGGTAAGTTATCTGGTCAAGAAATTTTACAACTTGTCAATGCGGGTATTCCTGTTACTTCGATTTTAGCAAAGGCGTTTGGAAAGAGCACTGCTGAAATTATGAAAATGACAGAGCAGGGGTTAATCCCTGCTGATGCGGCTATCGAAGCGATTATTCAATCTTTAGAAAATGATTTCGGTGGCGCGGCTGAGCGTCAGTCTACAACTTGGGCTGGCTTGATGGGTACGTTTGAAGATATTAAACAAATTGCATTACGTGAATTCTTCGGTGGCGTGGCTGAGGCGATACAACCGATTGCTGTTGAGTTGGCAGAATGGCTTCAAGGTCCGGGGATTGAAAAACTCAAAGAATGGGGGGCTGTCGTTGGTGAAGTTGCTGGTTATTTCATCAATTTAGGCAGTGCTCTTTTTGAAACTGGCGATATTTTCTCATCTGAATTTCTTGAAGCTTTAACTTCCTTTTTGCCACAAGAAATGCAAGATAAAGTTTTTGAATTTGTGAATGGAATCAAGTCTACTTTTGAAAGCCTGCAACCTGCTTTTACTAACTTTCAAGCTTTTTGGATTGTGAACGGACCTGCAATTACACAGACTATAGAAGCAACACTTGGAAGATTGATTACAACTGGAAAAGAACTTTTTGACAAGATTCTCCCGTTTCTTATTGAGAAATTTTATTTATTGTCTGAATGGTTTTTTGTAAATGGACCATTGATTTCAAATTTTGTTAGTTACTTAGGAATGGCTTTTTCTCATTTTATTCAGGTAGTAGCCGGTATGTGGCAATTTATTGAGCCTATTTTAGGTGGATTAATTGACTTGATTCTTGGGTTAGCAAAAACAATTATGCAGATTGCTACGGGTGATTGGGCTGGGGCTTGGGAAACTATCAAGCAAACTGCATTGAATGTAGTGCTAGCACTTGGGAATGGCATTCTTGGATTCTTGAATTGGATTGCTAACATCATGGGTTCTTCTTTAAGTCAAATCGGTGCTGTTTGGAAAAACAATTGGGAAATGTTTAAGAACATTGTTTCTATTGTCTTTAACAACGTTGTTACGGTTGTTCGAGAAAAAATTGCAAGTGTAGTAAGTACATTTAATGGAATTGTCTCTGCAATTCAAGGGGCTATTGAATGGGTACGTAAATTAGCTTCTTCGTTTGCCAGTCTTGTTATCCCAAGTTGGTTAACTCCGGGTTCTCCTACACCTTTGGAAATCGGTTTGTTAGGGATTAACAAGGCAATGTCAAAGGTGGCTTCTAATGCCCTACCTGCTTTTTCCGATGGATTTTCAGCAATGATTCCAAATTCTCCTATTAGCAATGGCGCGGCACTTGCTACTGGGGCAAGCGGTGGTAGTGTTGGAGCGCCGATTCAACTTGTGTATGCGCCGACATTCAGTATGGCAGATGAAAACGAGTTTTACAACAGGATTATTCCCTTTTTAGACAAATATCGACACGAAAAGGGGAATGGTTAAGAATGCCTATTTATGGTGATAACAACATTGTTTATGGCTCTCCTCTTGTTTATGGACAAGAGAGTGTTGGTCTACGCTTTGTTTTAGAAGTAGATTGGTTAGGGGATGGTGATTTTAGTGGAGTGAGTGAGTATCCATATTTGCAAAATATGGCTATCGAACGAGGAAGAAAATATTTCATTCAACCTGGTGGAAAAGGGTTTTCACAAGCTGAGGTTGGCACGGCGAAATTAAAAATGCAAAACCGTGATGGAAGATATAACCCTTATAACATTTCTAGCCCACTTCATCCGTATGTTAGACCAAGACAATTATTTAGGTTACGAGCATTACATGGAACAACTATTTATCCTTTGATTTATGGAAGAACTACAAATATTAATCCACTTGGTGGAATGAAAAAAAGTGCAAACATTGATGGGGTAGATGGTTGGAATTTTTTACAAGAGCCTATATCTGTTCCTATTCAGGAAAATCAAGATTCTGCTGATTTATTAAACTTGATTCTCGATGAAATTAGCTGGCCGGTCTTATGGGGTAGGGATATTGGTGCGGGTGCTGAAACTTTGGGGTATTGGTGGGCTGACCGTAAAAGTGCCAAGAATGAGTTGCACTCATTAGCTCATGCTGAACTTGGTCAAGTTTGGATTTCAAACAACGGGAATTTTAGTTTCCGCTCTCGTCATTATATATCTACTACTGTGGCAACCATTACAGACGAAGATGTTGATAAAGAAGCTGGATATTCCATCGCACAGCCTTGGGATGTTATTAAGAATAAAGTTTCGGTACAAGCATATCCAAAAGTTTTACAAGCCTTTGGTACGTTGTGGCAGTTGGAAGAAAAAACACGTATCCCTAATGGTGCTAGGAAAGAAATTTGGGTTGACTATACCTATAATAATGAAAATGTTCCAGCAATTGGTGTTGAGACTAGCCCTTCCGACTTTACAGCAAATGCTAATGAAGATGGAAGTGGAGCAAATTTAACAAGTGGGTTTGATGTCACGATTTATCCATTTTCAAAACGAGCAAAAGTTGTTTTAGAAAACAATAGCGGCAGTGACGCATACATCACCCTTTTAAGAGTAAAAGGTGAAGCTATTACAACTCCATATACACAGTCTTTATATAGTGAAAATTTAATAAGTCAACAAACGTATGGAACTATGGAGTTTGATTTAGATGAGCCTTGGCTACAAGATATTAACACGGCTCAAAATTTTGCAGATTTCTTATCTGCTTTCTTGTCCAATCCAAGACCTTACTTTGAATGTTGGTTATTGCCTAACAACCCACTTCAATTGGGAATTGACCTTGAACAACGCTATGAGTTGGAGGTTGATGAATTAAATATAAACGGCGCCTACAAAGTCATTTGGTATGGTCATTATTGGGACTTAGAAAAAGATGGAACACAATTTAGAACTCGTGTTTTGTTTGAACCTATTGCTGATATTAGCTCATCAACTTACATGCAATTCCCTTATCAATTTGAGGTAAATAGCGATTTCGCTCTTTAGGTAAATTATGTCTACAAAAATTGGTTCTTTACAAGATTTCGCTAAACGTGATGGAATGCAAACAAGCCGTGAATGGGTGAAGCGTTTTAGCGAGAATAAATTTAGAAAAGGCTTGTTAAAAAAAGCATGGAACGGAAAAGTTAATCAGAATTTTCCATCTGCTATTGCACAAATTGATTATGCCAGATGGATTGCGGCATGTCCGTTTTGTGGTGAATTTTGCATGGTTGACCCTGACGACAAGTTTTTATTTTGTCTTTATTGTGCCGGTAACAATACGGGCGATGCTGGACCTGTTACTTTTCCAGAAGACAATGAACGGGATGAGATTGAAAAAACTCTTTTTGAAAGACCTGTCATTGTAAAAGGGAATCATCCATCATTTGCAGACGAGATGTTGCACTCATTACCAGCAGTACTTCCTAGAAATTGGAAGCCTGGTCAAAGGGTAGGGGATTTGCGAAAACAACATAATCTTGCTGTTGGAGATGTTGATAGAGTAATAAAAGAAAAAGAATCAGTAATATCAAAGGTTGAAAATGCCTGATTTTTATACTCATCCTATTGTTGTGCCCGGTGATACATGGACGGCATCAAACCAGATGACTTATGTCAAAGGGAATCTAGATGCTTTGTTTGTCGGTCTTGCTGCTGGTGATATTGATTTCTACTCTTCCGCCGCATCAAAAGCTAGATTAGCAAAGCCAGCTAGCAGAGGTTTACTAACCAATGGATCTGACGCAGTTTTGGCTTGGCTTACAGTTTCTGGTAATGCAAATAAGTTTTTGCGAGTTAATTCCGCAGGTAATAATTTTGAGTTTGCTGGCGGTGGGGCAAAAGCTGATTATCACAGCAACACAACGCCTTATTCATATAGCACTTCTTCTTGGCGTGATGTTCCGAACAGTTCTAAATCTATTACTGTTGATGTCACATCCACAGTTGTTTGTATAGGTATGGTAGAGCACCATTCCACTGATTCACCAAACTTCTATGGGTTTTCGGAATTCAAATTTAATATTGATGGGACAGATATTGATTGGGCTGTTACTGCTAAAAATTATGGAACAACATTGTTGCCTATACCCATAATTGGTTTGAAAACAGGAGTTGGTGCAGGGAGTAAGACAGTCAAAATTCGCGAGCGCTGTGGCGCGGGTTCTTACGAAAGCAATTACAAACATTATGCAATTTTGGTTTTACCTGAGTAAATATGCGTAAATTTATCTTTATTATCCTTTTCATAATTATTCTTTTAGGTGGAATCAATATTGAGCATTGGGTGGTGATTGCGCCTGAATTATTCGGTCGTTCTGATGCTTTTTTGATTGCAGGTAATGGCTTGGTGATTGTGGATTACGGAACGTTTCTGATGCTAACAAAAAATGACCAGTGCATTTTATTGCAGATATATGGCGAAAGTATTGGTGATGGTGAAGGTGGAACTGTATGGTTTATTCCTTGTGGCTTTAAGTATTCGCCTCATGGAAACCGTTTCACTGGCTGGATTGATTTTCGCGGACATCATAGACCATTTTGTGGAACACAAACAGGTGTGTTTATGCAGGCGTGCAAGAATTGGTAGGATACATGGATAAGATAATTGGAAGCAAAGATATTGCAGAATACTATGGATTTTCTTTAGCAAGCGAGTGGATTAAAAAGAACTCAGAGGTTTTACATTCTAAAGGAATTTGCCCTGTTATTTTCACAGGCGAAATGCAAGAAGAAATATCTGTTGATGTTTGTATTGATTGGGGTCGCTTTATGGCTCATTGCACATTTTGCGCAGGTGTCTCTTACGTAGATAAAAATGAAAAAGTGTTTTTTTGTTTTAGCTGTGGGAATAATAAAACAGGTCTTGGGATAAGAGTCGTTTTCCCAGAAAACATTGAAGAAATTGAAAAGATATTACTTGATAGACCTGTTCATACTGACAAAGAAGAAAAAAACATTCTTATTAGAATCATTAATGAAACTCCAGTTTATCCCCAACTTCCGAGAAACTGGAATAAAAAAATATCTATTGAAAGTCTAGAGAAAGATAATCTGGAGAAGATGAAATGACAGCATATTATCCAGATTCAATTCCTAGTTATCCAACCCTTGCTAATGGTGTTGATTATGTTTTAGCTGAACATCAAAACACAAAGCGAGACGAGATTGTTGCGATTGCAACAGAGCTTGGAACAAATCCAAAAACAATTACAGACGCAACAACCCCAACTGCAACGCCTGATGATGTTGCGCAGTATTTGGACATGGTTGCTACTCAATTAAAGGCAATCCTTGGAGAAAGTAATTGGTATTCAACACCTAGAGCAAATTTATTTAACTTAGCAAATACAAGGATACATGGTGCTCGGTTAATTTGGAACAGTGTTAACAGTCTATCAGTTGATATTGGCTCTTGTTATGCTGAAAATGGGGATTTTATCAACATCACCGGCACTTTGACTGCATCATCACTTAGCCTTAGTAATTCAACTTGGTATCACATTTATGTTTACTTGAATTCTGGCGTGCCTGCAATGGAGGTTGTTACCACCGCGCCCGTAGCGTGGAAAGGGAGTGCGTACAGTAAAAAAGATGATACGTCGAGGCGTTATGTGGGGAGTGTAAAAACGAACTCAAGCGGTGAAGTAATAAACTTTTTAATGTCGGGGAATCAAATTAGTTATCGTGCTAATTCTATCGTATCACCATTGCGCGTGTTAAATGGTGGGAGTGCGACATCTGAGACAACTATTGATGCTTCAGGTATCGTTCCAGTAACTGCTCGCATTGCTATTTTGAGAATTTTTAATGGAGCGACCTCCGCCGGCTTTTTTATTACAGGTACATCGGATGACGGTATTACTATAAGTTCTACGGTTGGAGTAACCATTACAGGATTGGGGTCAACAACAGTGTGTCCTCATCCGTTAGATGCTTCACGAGCTCTAACTTACTTGTATAGCACCACCCCTTCGGGCGGCGCTGCGGTAGCCTATGTAGATGTTTATGGATACATCTTGGAGAGATGAAACATGAAAAACCTAATAACTATTTTACTGTTCTTATTACTTGTGCCTTTTACGAAAGTGCAAGCACAGACATTGACTGATAGTATCGGTGTAAATGTTCAGCAAACAGGCAGAGTGTTTTATGTGAATAGCCTGACAGGTGTAAATAACACTACCTGCTCACAAGTTAATCCTTGTAAGACTTTTAATCAAGCCCTTGCTTTAGCACAGGCAGGGGATACGATTTATCTTGAAGGCACTTTTGAACCAATTATGGTTACAAAAGGCGGTTTGACCATTGAGGGCATTGGAAGTGGTGCTTATATTGAAGGTGCAAACAGTAATGTATCTCGATGTGTTCAGATTGGGAGCGGTGAATTAAAGCCGACTGCACCTAATACGACCATCCGAAATGTGACTGTTAGAAACTGTAGAAGCCATGCGATTATTTCATACTCGCCAAACACAATAGTTGAATATTCCACAATTATTGATAGTGTGTTAGAGGCTAAGAACGGCGGTTTGTTTGGGTCTTGTATAAAAGGCTCACAAGGGGCGGCGAATATGATAATCCGCTACAACATCGTGATTAGATGTTGGGGTGAAGGAATTGCGCTCACCATTGTTGAAAGCCTCTTTGCACAGATTTACGGGAATGTTGTTCATAATACCCGTTCGGTTGGAATCTATATTGACAACTCAAATAATGTAGAAGTATTCGGAAATATTGTTGTTTGTGACAATCCATTATTCCAACAAAACGGGCAATATTCAGTGGCAATCGGCATGAGCAATGAGCCATATAATTATTCGCCTTTCTATTGGACGGTTGGAATTTTGAATAATATCAAAATCCATAACAACATCGTGAACGGGTGCAAGGATGGTGTTTATTTCTTCCGTTATCCCGGTATTAGTGAAGGGGCGAAGAATGTCACTGTTACACACAATACAATTGTCAATACAACTGGCGGAATCGGTTTTGATTCTGGCAACGGGCAAATTAATCTACAAGTGAGAAATAACATTACGAGAAATGTTTATTTTGCTTCATCGGTTGGTGCATCACAAAGTAACAACCAGCCCGCTAATGCCAACACGTTCGCAGTAACCCCAAATGGACTTGATGCAAATACTTATCGCTTACGAACGGAAATTTCCGTTCCTGATTTTGGAATCGGGACTGATTTCTTCGGCGTAGTCAGAAACAGCCCTATCAGTATCGGGGCGATTGAGTTCATCGGCTCAAATGTGACGTTGACACCTAGTGCGACTTTCAGTGTGCCGACTGTGACGAATACTCCGATTTATACAGCAAGCCCAACTATAACGAGGACTATCACGCCAACCCGAACAATGACAAGCACGCCGACTGTGACACGCACGGCAACTGGAATTCCGAGTAACACGCCGACACCGCTTGTTATTGGTACACCCTATTTGATGTGTACGGTTGAGCCGATTGGTACACCCTATTTGATGTGTACGGTTGAGCCGACAAGAATCGCTTGTGAGATAAAGCCGTGAAGTTTTGTTTTCCAGATGTGAGTTTCTATCAATATGGATATATTGACCCGCCAAGAGATTGGACGGTAGATAGATATATCCGTTTTGATGTAATGCGCCAAATGACCAGCGCGGTGATTATTCGCGCAGGACAAAACCTGTGGAAAGACCGAGCCTTTGATATTTCATGGAAGGCGGCGAAAGATGCAGGTTTAGCACGTGGGTCATATTGGTTTTATGACTCAAGAGTCCACCCGAAGCGACAGGCTGAATTGTGGGTTGAGGCGTTGGGTTGGGACTTGGGAGAGTTGCCGCTGTGGTGCGATTTTGAGGACAACTATCAAGGTCAATTTGCTGGATGGAAGCATTGGTTTGATTTCATCGAACGTTTGAAGGAATTGGTCAGCCATAAGCAGATTGGTATTTATACAGGTTATTACTATTGGTTGGAAAATACGATTGCGAAGGCGATTCCAAAGGCATCGTTAAATTATTTCAAACAGTATCCGTTGTGGATTGCGGCTTATAACAATTTTGAGCCGACTGTGCCTGCTCCGTGGACGGATTGGTCGATTTGGCAATACACGGATAATGGCGACGGCAAGCCTTATGGCGTGGCGAGTAATAACATTGATTTGAATTATTTCAATGGAAGTGAGGCGGAGTTTTATGAATTTTTTGGAGTGACAACCCCACCCCATCCCTCCCCAAATCAAGAGCATGATTTGGAGAGGGAGCATTGGCAAGTGAAAGCGATTTATCAGAATAAAGAAGTTGAATTAAAGGAGAAATGATATGAGCAATACACCTGTTAGTAATGATGTACCACGCAGAATTGTTTACGAATTAATGACAAAGGAAGAAAAAGAATTATTTAACATAGTTGGCGAAATAGAGAAACTAGGTGCACACCCTCTACTGACTGATTGCGTGGTTTTACTCATTGATGCAAGACGCAAATTATCTGATTGGGTAGACCTTGAAAGTTCAAATAATAAGGAGATTTGATATGTACGAATATAAAACCACTTGGACTAAGGGAATGAACACTCGACCTAACCATAATGTAAATAATGCGCCTAATGGCACAGTTGCTTATGGTGAAACTGTGAAGGGCGTTGAGTTATGGACGGCTACGGCTGATGGAAGCAATGTTAAGAAAGGCGACCAATGGGTGCGTTTGGAATCGAACGTTACAAAGTGGGTTGCTGTAATTCACATGGGTACTGTGTATGGGATTGTTAAGTTAATTGGTGAAAACCCTGAACCTGAACCAGACCCTGAGCCGACACCCGTTGAGTTGTACCCTGACTTTATGATTGGTCCCGTTGATAAAACAGGTCAACCATTAGCACCTGCGAAGCGATACAGAGTCGTTGAAGAATAATGATAGATTATCAAATCACTGCTGTTTATGAAGATAAACAGAAAGAATTAACTCGTCTTTATCCACGCCCTGATAAAAATTTGAGCGTAGATTTATCTGCTGGGGATTGGTGGCGGGTGAGGCATGACTTTGAACGCTTCGATCATGGATTTCAAGAGAAGCCGTTTAAGTATGGTAAACCACGTCAGCTGTTAGGTGGATATGAGCAGAAAGACCCAATGCCACAGACTCAAATGACATGGCAGTTGCCGCGCTCCGATGGTGGCTTTACGCCATTCACTAAGGCATGGCAGTTTTTGTATTATGAATTGCTCGAATGGGCGATTGGCGGAAGGCTTGAAAAAGGAAAGCCGACTGGCAGATATTGGCAGAAGATAAACGGCAAGAAGGTTTATGTAAAAGACAATCCTTATGCGAGGGTTGAGTACACGCCTTACTCGATGATGGAAGTTTGGGAAGATTTATTCAGTGACAGTGTGGCACTGACCGATGGACATGCGTTTGATAATGGGCGTGCTGATTATGTGCAGGGCAGGAATCTATCTGCTCCGCCGATGGATATAAAGCGTTTGCTATTTGGTCATACGGTGTTAAATAAAATTGGCATTGATGGCAAGTACACCATGTATGAGGCACTTGACCCACGCTTTCCGCCGCTGACTTTGAATTGGATACTTACGAATAAGCCACATTTGATTCAGTGGACGAATGAAATTGGCTGTGAGGATAATCAGAAGTTAGCTGATGGTCGTTGGGTGGTGGCGATGTTCCCGAAATTCAAACCTGCCTGTGATTACTTTGGATGGGAACGTGTAGGTGTGCCTTATTTTGTTTTAGGGCATGGTGGCTGGAATATTGTTGAAACTGAACGGTTGATGAAGCTAAAAACGGCTGAGTATACGCCGTATGTGCCGTGAAATTATTAGGTTTTGTTATATTCATAACATCTTTCACATGCGTATTGACCGTCATCTAACTTTATTAAGTTTCTATCAATAATGTCTTTTACATTTCTAAATACATGCTCGCAAAAAACACATTTTTCACCAATGTATTTCGATAGGGTGACTTCGTATAATCCACTTATATTCTCTTGTGTAATCTTAACAATTGAACCCAATGACGTTTCAGTCACATCTTCAATTTTCGGTAAATTGAAAATACCATAATAGGTAATATCAAGTTCTTCATCTGTTAGGTGGGTATATCCTTGCGTGACTTGGATGTTGACGTGACGTGCGGCTTCTTGGGCTTTCTTTAGATTGTTTGTAGCGCGGAGAACTTTTGTGACAAAGTAATGCCTGAATGTATGTGGGGTGATGGTGCCGACTTTTTCTGTTCCTAGTATTTTTTCAACCCATTCTTCAACGATATTTCTGCCCGTTGTGGTGGTGATTGGCTTTATTTTTTTTCCTGCACCTTTGTCGTGACGTGCAAAAAGGGGAAGTGATGCCAGAGGGCGACCCGAACCACCATCCAGTGAGGAGCGATGCGATAGATATTCTTTTATGTAGGTTATCGAGCGATTTGAAAATCGAACGACTGCTTGTTTGTCACCTTTGCCGATGATTATCGTTTTTTGGTTGGTCCAGTCAATTGAACCTCTTAATAGGTTGCAGGCTTCATGGACCCGCAAGCCGGTATCAGCTAAACTAATAAGAAAGGCGCGGTCTCGAAGTGAGATTAAATCAGTAGATGTATTTTTTTCGATTTCTGAAATTAGTTTCTCGATGTCTGTTTGGTCAAAGTAGGGTATGCGTTGACCTTGCGTGCGGGTATTGTGTTTGACGATGTATTCAAGGCGTTGGAAATTGATTTTGACCAGGTCATGTGCAGCGCAATATTTTAGAAGCCCGACCAAGGCGGTGACGTAGATTTCTTCGGTGTTAACTTGATAATCTTTTAGACTTTCGATAAAGCCTTCGGCAACAAGTTCGTTGATTCTGTTAATGGGGAGCTTGTCCGGGTTGACATTTTTTGTCAACAAGAATTCTTTGAAACGGTCTAAGCCCTTTTTATATGTGCGTGCGGTCTCTTCTGAGCGAGAACGTTTCACGCTACTAAGGTACTGGTTTATGGCTTGGGAAATGGTTTTTTCAGTCATATTGTTGGTTATGGTAGGAATACTTACCGAAAGCATTATATCAGAAAGCTAGGAATGCACTTCCCCTTCGATAGAAAGTGTGGCTTTGCTTATATTGCGTTCTACAAGTATTTCATCATCTTCTTGTAGAATCATACAATCTCTTGAGTCAGCAGAAAAGCCGAGAGTGACAAATACTCCCCTTTTCATTACTCTTATAATCTTTCTGCCAGCATGTATGTCGCCGACTATTAGGTCTTTCGCTGGAATTGAAATTTCCATTAACTTGCGCCTTGCACAGTTCTACAATCTCGGTGGTGAACGCCAAAGGAAACAAACGAAGCACAACAAACGGGTTCTGAAAGCAAGTCATTTGTGCGCTTTGTTAGCCAGCTTTCAACCTCTTGGTAGTTTGTTAACCAAATACAATCTTGCCTATGAGTTTTATCAGGAAAATCACCATTGTATTTACTGCCACAGTGCCAGCAAGTGAAATCAAAATCCCCAGTTACTTTCCATGGATCAGAGATCCACAATGCAACCTTCAACATTTTTGTTTTATCTTCATCCATTTTATTACCTCTTTATTAATAGTCCAATCAAAATAGAAAATGCGAAAGCGTCAAAGATAAATTCCAAACCACATAAATAGTAAACTTTGGCTACGTCGTAATCATATTGCTTGACCAATTTATCAAAGAAGAAAATTAAGATAATCATTTATATAAACCTTCCACGCGCACGCATTGATTGTTTGACTCTTTTGTTGGGATGCCCGATGTGAAAGCCATTACAAAACTTACATTTGTAGGCGTTCATGGTGTGACCAAAAGAAAGCATGTGAGCGTATGCGGCGCGGTTTGCGGTTTGATAGTCTTTATGCCTGACCTTACCTGCGCATGACTTTCTACGAAGTTTTCTCTTGGAGGACATTTGATTCTTTCCATTGTAGATAGGATGGGAATTTGTAAACCCAGACCCAAGGATTTGAAGCGACTGGATATTTGTCGCCGTTTAGTGTGTCCCATAGTTCGTAGTACCAATCACGGGGAAACCCTTTAATATCTCTTGGACAACCTTCCGCCCAAGCATCTTCGTTGGTTATGTATTGAACTCGTTGAATTTCAATAAACCTTGTGGTTATATTTTGAAAGCGACTATATTCTTTATCCATGAACATAGAAGATTTCCACTTTGCGGCTTCTGGATTACCTCTTGCCTCTTCTACCGGCCACTCACCGGGATATGGATTTCCTGTATCTGCTTTGTATTCAACATAATGATTTTCTTCTTTTTCCTTTTCAGTTTCGCACTCGCAATAAGGGACGGCGGTTTTACAAATAATGCAATAGGTTTCTTTGAAATACAAAGAACTACCTATATCACCATAAGGTAACGAGACCTGTATGACTTGATTTGTATATTTATTCATAAAACTTGCACGATTATTTTTTTTATCTTTGAACCAACCTAAAAACTTAAAATCATCAGGGTTTTTGTTGATCAACTTCAACCCTTTGGTGCGGCGTGTCTCTGTTTTCAGGTTGTTAAGATATGCCTGAATCATTGGGGTTGACATGATAAGTCCATAGGATTTATTCATTTTCTAGTCCTTCGTTCGGCGGCTTCGGCAGCTTCAAGAAGTGCCTTAGCAATTTCTCTTGCATCGCTTGGGGTAAGTTGAACTGGTTTATCAAGATTAGGACTTTCCATTTCAACAAACGGTTTTTTTGTGTTTGCACCAAAGCCAGAAGATATGAGAAATTCACCCATTACTTTTCACCTAAATCCCTTTCAATTCTTTCTTTATTTTTTCCAGCAGACTTTATTTCATTGTCTCTTCGTTCTATCGCCTCTTTTATTAACGGCGCGTGTCTTTCTACGATATGAATCAAATTATCATCCTCCTCACAATTCATACAAATATCAGGTTGTTTAATTGCGCCTACTACCCCACCTTTACAAGATAAGCAATATCTTTTTCTACAAAAAATACAGGTGTAAAGAATTTGATTTTCTTTTGTGGGCTGACAAATATCACACACTTCAATTTCTTTAGACGGAAGGGTTATTTTCATCTTTTCTCCTTATCCAAGCGATGCAATACAGCGTTGCATTAGCATCTTCATGACTGGCGGCGTGACGGCGTTTCCGTATTGTTTGGTTTGTTCTTTGCTATTTCCGAGAACGATGTGATTTTCACGAAAAGCCATAGCCTTACCAATCTCTTTGGGTTGCAACATGCGGTAATACAAATCTTCTACTTTTAGACTATCCAAATATTGGACGAGAGAGGCTCTTTCGAGGAAGGCTTTCGCTTCAATTAAAGCGTGATGGTCTTGGGTTGTGATTGTGCCAGTTGGTTGATGTAAGCCGACCCCCATGTTTTGAGGCTTGGCGTTGCCGCCGTATGCTTTGCTTAAGAAAGCTGATACGACACCAAGCGTTTGCCTTGTGGTTTGAGTTGGCATTGGGTTTTTGCTTGGATAGACATACTTCCCATTAGCTTGTGTGTGCGCTGTATCAATAATCCATGGAAAGACAATGCCATGAGCGGCTTCGCCCGTTTGTGTTGGAATGGTTTGAGACAAAGCATTTCTGACACGGCTTCCAATTCCAGTGGTGTACTTGCCAGTCAAAATCAGAGGGTCACGTCCATAGGCATCTAGTCCGAATTGGATGCGTTGAATCGTTTTCGGGACCAGTTTATTATTCTCAGGTCTATCACCGATTTTTGTTGATGGAATGCTGAAATCAATTGCATTGAAAGCGGCATAGTAGTATGGGGTCACTTCTTGATGGCAACTAGAGCAACGATAGAAATATTGCTTCTTATACCTGCCCCACTTCAAATGCTTTTTCCACGTTTGAATTGATTCAACATCTTTTAGACAGCGCGGACAATGAGCCTTTGGTCTAAACTCTAAATCGGGTTTTTTGTTTCCTTTTTTCCAAAAGATAGTATATAGACGGTCACGGCTTTGTGGCGTGGGATGTGCGAACATTGAATTGAAATACACGACTTCATGCTCGTAGCCTAATGAGTGCATGGCGTGAAGCCAAGAATCCCACATGACCCATTTACCAGCGTCTACAACGTTTTCAACAGCGATGATGTTGTAATCATGATATTCAGCAAAGCGTGGGACATCCCACATGGTAGCGCGGCTTCGTTCTTCAGCGGGGTCAATGAGGATGTTTCCGAATAAATCTTTTTCGTATAAACGTCTTTTCTTTCCTTTTGCTAAAGAGTGATTTGTGCATTCGGGTGAAGTAATTAGTATGTCTGTTGTTGGGTATCTGCGAGGATCGACCGCTGACATATCTGCACAATCATGGTCAACTTTGGGGAAATTTGTATTATGGGTTTCGATGGCAAGTTTCCAGTGATTCATGGCGAGTTTTACTTCTACGCCTGCTTCGGTAGCACCGCTAGAACTACCACCCGCGCCGCAAAATTGGTCTGTGGCTGTGATGTATGATTTTTTTCTCGGCATGTTATCTCTTTAGGGTTTGCCAATATTCAACGATTGCTTTGGCGTGTCCAAGGTTTTCTATTGGGCTATTTGCGTAAAAACTTATTTTCATGTACTTCACATATAAATTGTAAAAATCCTTATCTAAAGGAAAAGGAAAATAATAATCATCTAACCAAAGTATATATACTTGCATTTCATCGTATGGGATTTTCAAGACAACTTCAAAGGATGCAGTGTCAATGATAGGAAAAACAAAATAATTTCCTTCTTGAAATGGTTCTCCAACCTGAAATTGTTTCGTAGATGATTGATTATCCATAGTTACTTTCCACTTTTAGATTTGGTCTTTGATAACTTGATTGTTGCCTTTCTGCATTGGGAGCAGAGTTTATAGCGGCGGAAGCCGTTCTCTCCAGTTGTTAAGACCGGGAATAACTCTTTAGATGGCTTTTTACACTTTTGGCATTTCATCTGTAGTAATCCGAAACTCGAATTTTCATTGGAACTTGATTCCCGTTTCTATCTTCTAGCCATATTTCCAATTTTGGGAAATTTCCTATCATGTTAAGATAGGTTGGAACAGCATCTTGCGGGTGGTCAAATAAGAATGTTCCTTTCATAACCTTTTTGGTTTCAGGGTCACGCCAGACGAAGCGGAGGTCAAATAGAGGTTCTTGTGCCATGATGTTTACACCAATATCATTGGCGGGGTTGGAATTTCCACACCGACAGGTCGCCATAAATGAAGAACGTGCTTGTGATTATTGATGTATTCAGATTCGCGTGGGTGAAGTTGCATGACAATATCTTCTTTATCCCAAAACAGATTTTTCACGAAGTTCATTTCTTCCCAATATGGGGTGAGATTGCCTTTACCAATAAAGGTATGAACGCTGACGTGTTCCCATTGCAAACCAGTGGCGGCTATGGCTAATAAATGCCTTCGGTCTGACACAGGAGAAGGGATAATAAATCCGCCATTCTTGCCTGCGTTGGTGCGGGGTGTATTCTTAAACTGCGCTCGATATTGTTCTGGAAAATGAAACATGACTAACTTCCTGTCTTCACAGTTTGCTTGGCGGTTTTGTAATAATCGGGAGTCTTTTCGTCTACTTCGACTTCGCCAAGTTCATCTAACCATTTGGTGAGTGCGGCACAATCTGCACCGGCAACGCCTTTGACTTCGCTTTTGAGTTTGCCATCAGGCGTGATTTCAATTTCGATAACGTGAGGTTGATTTGCCATTGTTATCTCTTTCTCAAAGTAAGGAAGATTTCACCGTTATCACCTTGTTTTTCAACAACGGTATATCCTTTGGATTTTGCTTTAGCACTAACTGCGTGGAAGGTGTAGCGTTGTTGCAATTGGTTCATGGTTGTTTGGATTTGTTTATCATTGCGGTCTAAGTTATCTTGAACAATGGAATAACCAGAACCAGTCCATCGAAAACCGAGACCGTCAAAACCTCCGATTTTGAGGCGGCGTGCTTCATCCCGATTGATGGCGATGGCAACATTCTCAGAAGGAAGACCATGCCAATTAGATTCAAGCCTGCTTTCGTTTTGGATAGGGTTGGCACAGGTAAACTTTGCGCCGAGGTCAGCAAGGGCGGCAAGTAGACTTTCAGGATTTTTGAATTCAGTTTTGATTTCTTTGTAAACAGACAAAATATTTACTCCTTCGCTTATATAAACGATTTAGAATAAGAAAATGTTTATAAAAAAATCCCCAATTTCACAATTGGGGATTTTGGGTTAGATACTTTTCTAGTATCTGTATGCTTGAATAAATATGTTCGGAAGGCTTTTCAGTGTAGGCTTCAAAATCTTTCTTTTCTTCGTGAAGGTATTCTAGAACTTTTTGTAAGGCTTTTTTTTCTTCTTGGTTCATAGTGGATTGCCTGCTAAGTCTTGAATTTCAAATGAACCGGGGGCATTGCCTTCATCGTCACTAAAGAAAATGAGAGCAACCTTTTTTCCATCTGGCTTTGTTAATTCAAGCCCATAGAATCCATCTTCGGCTTCGACTAAACCTGTAATCTTTGCTCCAAGAAAATCCCCTAATTTATTTAGATAGTGCATTTGTTCGTCAGTCATTTTATTTCTCCTGTTTGATTTGATGTATTCATTATGACGCGCTATTTCAAAATTGGGAGCCCCTCAATTTTTTATTCGCTTAGATGTATTTCTTTTGAATGAATGGTATTAAATTTTCGTTCAACTTTCTTACCATAGGTAACTGCATCATCAGGATTATCAAATCTTTTGAGGGATGGTCTGGGGAATTCACCATCGTCTAAAGGTATTTCAAATGATGGAACGTTTGAAAAAGCCGCCTCAAAGATTGTTCGTTGTGTGTTGCAATAAAACCCGCATAAGTAAATTCTTTTCATTCTTCAATCCTGACTTTACGAGTAGAAGAAGTTGTTTGAATGACTTGTTCTTCTAATGGTTCAGCGGCAAAACGCGCACGTTCTTTCGCCCATCTACGAAGTTCGTTAATTTTTTCGCCCATTGTTTTTTGAATGGGGACAATCTCTTTTGCGTTTTCAATTAAGCAATCTGTTGTTAGTTTTTTCCCTGCGAAATAAGCCGCTTTTACAGAAGCCTTTACAACTTTCTCAATCTCTGCACCTGAAAAGCCCCACGTTGCATTGATTAATTCATCGGTGATAAGACTTACAGGTTTATTTCGCTTGGTAAGATGAATTTCAAAAATCTCACGGCGTGAAGATGCGTTGGGAAGGTCAACCCAGAAAATATCATCGAAGCGGCGCAAAAGTTCAGGTTTCAACATCTTGGCATCGTTGGCAGTTGCCACAACATAAACACTGGCTTTCGTTTCTTGCATCCATGTAAGTAATGTACCAAAAACACGCGATGAAGTTCCTCCATCTAAATCATTTGTTCCGAGACTCTTTTCAATTTCATCCACCCAAAGCACACATGGAGAGACTGCCTCAGCCACTTTCAAAGCAGAACGCATATTGGCTTCTGATTGACCAACCAAACCGCCCATTAGAGCGCCGACATCCATACGTAATAAAGGTAATTCACCACCTGCTACCGCTTTTGCAAAAAGACTTTTTCCCACGCCCGGCACACCCACAAATAGAACACCTTTGGGTGTATCAATGCCTTCATTACGAGCATTTTCTGAAAAAGAGAGTCTTTGAATATTTGCGTAATCTTTTAATATTTTCAAGCCGCCGACATTCTGCATTGTGACAGAGGTATCAAAAAATTCAAGGACGCCTGACTTCTTAATAATTTGTGCTTTTTCTGCCACGATGTGAGGCACAGCAGATGCACCGAGTTCACCAGTTGCTACGACTGCGCTTAATAATGTGCTTGATGCTTCAAAAGATGATAAGCCCTGTAATGAACGAGTCACTAAATCTCGTGCATCACCATCTAAATTAATTTTTACTTTATCGGGTAGGTCGGTTTCACATTTTTTTAGGATAGTAGAAAGTTCTTCCATGTCAGGAAGTGGATAGTCAATCACTGCAACCGTCTTTTCTAAATCGGTTGGGATTTGCATTGAGGGAGAAATCAAAATTAAGTTATCGGTATTATTTTGAAACTTATTAGCAATATCTCGCAATTGACGAACAATCATGGCATCGTTAAGCATGTGGTGAAGGTCACAAATTACATAGAAAATAGAGGGTTGTGCGGTCTTCGCTTTGGAGCCAGAATCTGTGCTTATCAAAGCGAATTTATTTTCTAATATTTGCGATAATGCTTCGGCGGGTTCAGAGGTATTATCGTATTTCTTCGTTCCCTCTTTTGTCTCTTCTACTAAGCCATCAGTGATGGTCCACTTGATAACACGAGCAGAATGTATTTTCTGCTTTGCAAGTTTATTGATTTCTGTAAGCACGCGACTTTCTTCATGGCTTAAGATAGCAATAACAGGATAACGAGCGCAGATGTAACGATTAAGTAGATTGACTGGATTCATGTTTATACCTTTCGGTGTATAGGTTTGTTTTAATAACAATTTAGAGGAATGAAATGTCTATAACTTCACTAACGAAAATCGGGAAGTTGCCTTTTGGGTTGACTTTGGAAGTGTTTCAACTTTGACTGTTTCAATAGTTTCTTCTTTTTGATTAATAAAAAACAGGTGTAGTTTCACTTCTCGGATATGTTTGCATTCTTCGCGTTTGTATATCCAGCGCGGGCAAGAGCATCCCCATTGTTCTGATTGGTTGGTAGCGACAATATAAGATAGGTTGGCTCTTGATTGGGAAGGACATTCATAAAATGTTTCCCAAATACTGCTTTTGGGATGGTCTACAATCTGACTAATTGGTTTTTGGGTTTTCATAATTTCACCTGTGAGAATCTACTTGGTTTATCTTCGTCTTGATTTTTGTTTTCTTTTAATTCTTCTATGCTTTCAAGTTGACTTAGAAAATTCTTTGTTTTGTCTCTTATTCGCAAAGCCCAGCCGCCTGTAGAATCATCAGTTGCTATGCGGGTCCAATGCAATGTTCCATCTTTTTCCATTTTCACAATACGAAATTGCCTGAGCTTGCCAGTCTTATGTTTATCGTAAGTAATAGAAGATTGGACAAATATCAACCTCATTTTTCCAATTGGTATTTGAACCGTCCCTTCACCGATGAATTCGCCGACAAAACAAAACCCATTTTTGAAGTCGGTATCAATATAATCAATCAATTTCGCCCATTTGGGTAGACCAGGTTCACTTTCAAGTTTTGCCACACGGATTAATTCATCAAGGAAATTGTCAACAATAAGATATTTAAGGGTAAAGTCTTTTTGATTGGATTTATCTACACCTATCACAACTTTATTACTTGATTGTTCTTTAAGAATAAAATCAACATATTCTTTCCAAGTGGTTGCATATTTTTTTCTTGACATCTTATACTTTGACCAAACTGAATCTATTAGGTTCTCGCAAAAGGTCTTCTACTGCGTTTTCTTCGAGTTCCATGATTTCTTGCAAGATATTAGTGACTTCTTCAACACTTCGTTCTGGAGCATCTGACCTGTCACCAATTGGACCAATTGCGTTCTTAAGGGCATTGAGGCGACCGCGCAATGCGTGATCATCGTGGACTGCAAGCAAATCAAACATTTCAATAAGTCCACGTCCTTTTTCAGCAACTTTGCCACGTACAAAACCATTTTTGCGGATGCTCTTTAGCATTTCAGCAACATCTTCGGAAAATCTTTTTCGTAATTCAGAGAATACTTCTTGAAAAGGGCTTGCAATAGCACGTAATTGTTCACGGGCATGACGAGCTTCAGCTTCAATCATGGCATCTATACGAGCGCGGCGCTCATCTTCTTCTAGTTGGTGCATCATACTTTCGTGACGTGATTTTTCGGCGGCACGAGATATTTCTAAAGACAAGGCTTCTTCTTTTTGTTTGGAGCGAGCGCGAATGTGGTCTACTTTGGCTTGTTCTTTGGCAACATCTACATCACTATAAACAAGGGCAGTGACATAATCAGCTTGTAGTTTTTCTGCAATTTCTTCTTTCTTTGGAAGTTTTGACATAACAGAATCAACGACATAGTCTACAAACTGATTATGATTCATTGGCTTGCCATTGATAATGACATGTTTATAGCCATTTGCACAAATTGAGTTCCACGAGGCTTCGGCAACTTCTTTGTAACCTTCCGCAAGCCAATCTTGATATGAATCTAAGTTCTTGATAATTCTGCGCTTGATTGCGTAAAACTCTTTCCATAGTTCTACCCATTGCTTTTGCCATTTTTCGTAAGAGGTGTAAGGCAACCAACGATAAGGACGAAAGCCAGTGACATCATAAGAAAGCCTATCCAACCAATAGCGCATTCTTGTAACAACTGATTTCAACGCTCTGATTTCTGTTTCTGGGATAAGGTGTTTTTGACCTTTGGTGAAACGAGTAAAACGGGGGTCGCTGACATCGGCTTGGATACCAATTTCCGCCCATGTTGCTGAACGTGTAAACATGCTTACCCCACTGATATTTAAGTCAATAAGAATGCCTTGATTGCGAAGTACATCCAATTCAACTTGAACAGAACGAATCTGGTCTATTGGCTTTCCAGTAATATCTGATGCTTGCTTTAAGCGTTGTTCTGTTTTCTTTTTCATTGTTTCTCCTGTATAGGCTTACTTTAATAACGATTTAGACAATGAAAATGTTTATAAAAAACCCCTCGAATATCGAGGGGTTTTTTATGCCAGTATTACCTCCTATTTTTATTTTTTAGAAGTTGCTAAATTGACGGATGAGGGAGACACCCACCAATTCAGCAACTTGTACCCACTTTTCTTACATTATCACTACAACTTTCGTAGGAGTCGCTTTCTGGTTTGGGCACTTTGGTTTTCGCTAGCTCGACATCGGAAGTATCACCCAAATCAACTACTTCCTCCACAGCCTTTCCACTTACTCACGACTCAATCAATTAGTGTGGGCTTTCTGAATATATAGACGATTAGAATACCTAAAATGTTGTGTTTAATTTGGTTTTGGCTTGAATTCGTTTATGGTTTCAAACGTGCCATCTTCTAACATTATGACAATATCACCAGGTTGAATTTTTCTGTGATTCTTATCTACAATACCGCTAAAGGGCTTTAATACAGATTCGTATTTGAAGTGCTTTCCGTCATAGTGTAGGAATAAAGCCTGATTACGGACCAGCTTATAAACCATGTCATAGATACCTAGTGCAAAAGCAATGCTGACTGAGGCACAGTAAAAGATAGGTGATTATCAAGATAACAAACCTATCTATAAAAAAACTAACCTGCCACACTCAAGAAGTTCTTTGAATTGAGACTTCTTGAGTTCGTAAGACGGAAATCCTGCTTGCAAGGACTCTGCTAGTTGATACTTGACACTTCCATTCATATCTATAATGATTCTAAAAAACACTACAGTATCACCATCAATTTTTATTTTTGTTCCTACACTTGGGTTTGTTATTTGGATAATCTCCCTTTTACAATACATACAATTTGTTTTTTTATTTGACCTTTTTACAACCACTATTTCTATTTGTACTTTATGCTTCGTCATATATTAATCCTCCATGAACAAAACAGGCAGGGCGTTCGCTACCAACTTATCTTTTCGGATAATCCCAAAAGATTGAAGCATTGTCATGTTCTTTGAAAGACCTTCTGGTGTGTTTATCTGCCCTGTCAATTCTGCAATTTCTTGGATTGATACAGGGTTGGGGTATCTTTCAATCAGGATTTTAAGAATATCTGTTTTTTTTGCTCCAAGTCTTTGGTAAATTTGTTGATGTAATTCTTCGCAGGTCAATGGTGTTTGGGGAACATTGGCAAATGACATTCCAACCTCTGTTAATTCAAGGGTATCGGATTTGTTATCTACAATCATTTCATTCTTGCGAAGAATGAAAAGGTTTTTGATGTAGCCTTCTGGCTTATTTGTTTGGTCAGACAAGAAAGCGATTATGCTACGTTTTGGGGATTTAATGCCGACAGAGTTCATCCATGCGATAGAGTCAATGATTTGTTGTTGTGGGTTGCTGATTTTTACATTTTCTCGAATGTGTTCAGCGCGAGCAACGTCTTTGCCAACTAAAGGCATATTTCTAATTCCTGAAGCTACAATTTCTTTAGGAAATAATTCTTCGTTCTTTTTCATATAAACTAAATCTAAAGGGAAAACAACTTTTTTTCCAGAAACGGTTTTTTGACGTTTATTAAAATCATCAATAGTATTTTTTATTTCTTTTTTAACTTTCTCTATTCCTGTATTTATATGTTTCAGGTTTTTATCAAGAAAATCAGAAACAAGTAAATTGTTATTTTCAATAGATTTAACATGATTTTCTATTTCTTTCAAAGAATTAATAAATTCGGGTGGGATGGTAGGTATCAACTTTTCTTGTATGACTGGTTGGGTAGGTTTAGATTGTTGCCTTAATTGCTTTTCTAATTCAAAGATTCTACGTCTCAAAGCGTTGGGGTCGTTTTCTTCTTCTTTTTTGATTAAGTCACCCATAGAATTTTTGATGTTTTCTACGTCAAGAGGAGTTAACTCACGCCGCTTGATGGTTTTCTTGCTTCCAAATTCAGGGGTTGCAGAAGCATCAAAGGTTTTCTTTGGAAGAATATGCACGTCTTTGGAAATTTCTAACCATTGCGGACTCCAGACGTGCGCCTGACCTGTTTGAAACTTAGGGAGATTATCTACTATGTTTGATTGAACACCTTTTTCTTTAATCCATTTTTCAATGACTTCGCGTTCGTGAATGCCGTTCATTCTGAAAGCAAACATGACTTCGCTTAGATTAACAACAGGCTTACTAACTTCTTGCGGTCTTTGGCTGATAAGAGACATGCCGATTCCGTAATTGCGCCCTAGCTTGGATATTCGTTTGTAGATTTTAATTTTTTTGTTATCGCCTTTGGTTGATAATATCTCTGGAATTATTTCTTGACATTCTTCCAAGACCAAATGTATTGGGCTAGGATTCTTTTTCATGTTCATAAACAAACGTTGACCGAAGTCTGAGGCGAATGTATTTAGTTCATCATCTTCCATTTGTGAAACATCTAAGACTGCGGATATTTGACGCTCGGAAATGATGTCTGCAATCAGTTTGCCTGAATTTGAATTGAGAGGTAAATCACTATAAAGACCACCAAAGACAGGGATATTCAAGCCACTTGGAGTTTTGCCATCCTGTAAGATACGAAGCCCGTACCAAATGCCGACAGGGTCAATGATTACCACTTGACCACCGGCGTAAAGCATTTGCTCTATCATCTTGCCTGCGGCGTAGGTTTTCCCTGAGCCTTTGTTTCCAAAGAAGTTATATTGCTTGGAAAGAGCATAGCGGAGGTCTAAATATAAACCTTCCGCCATTTGGATTTTCATAGATTGATTTTTCATTCTTCTTCTCCATATATTGGATAACCTTGTGGGCATTCATCAAAAAAATCAGGATAATAAGCAAGGCTACCGTCTGCGTGAACACAATAACCGTTTTCATTGCAGAATGTCCAACTATCACCTATTTTCTTAACGTAAATTATTACGTTGTCTTCACTCATTTTTTCACCACTTCCTTTTCTTTTGTATCTACAACTTTATGATAATGTTCATAGCGAACATGATTTCCATGCTTTGAGTTTGCCGAGGCGATCATGTTGCCACCTGACATTTTTACTTTTATTAAATCATCTACGGGCGGAGACCATTTGCATTCCGCAATTTTGCAGGCGAAGCGTTTCGCAACTTCCTCAGCCTCCGTGCGGACTTCGGGCGGAGTGCGCTTTTTGGATTGCGGAGCTCCGCCTTTTCCGTCCGTAGTTTTTTCGGACTTCGGTTTTTCTGCGCCCGGATCAACTGAGAAGAAATTTTTTCCGATTACGGCTCCGCATAAAATAATGGCAATGTCTGGAGCTGCCGCCCAAGCGAATGCCCAAAATCCTCTAAGAATAGGATTCAAGAAGTCTTTAGGAAGACTGTAAAAAATAGCGGGGGAAATTAAGAAAATTGATAAAACAATTAAACCACCAAAAGAATATAGGGCTTGTTTGGTGCGCTTCTCACCTGTGACTGAGCCGTATTTTGCTGAGGCAATCGCTAGAGAAAAATTGACAATTAATCCTAATATAAAACCACCTATACTATAGTTTTTTTCTTCTACTACCCCACCAGCCAAGCCGTAGTTATAGGAAGTATAAAGAGCCGCTAGAAATAAAATCAAGTGAAAGATTGTAATTTTCTTTATGAAGTTTTGAAGAGAGGTAAAAAATTTCATGTCCTGTTTTCCAATCATACGGCTTGATTTGTTGGGATTTCAAAGGCTACTTTGATTAGCCCGGGGTGGATTTCAGAGCGAGACCAGCGCGTTCTGTTGGGTCCGCCGTTTGCTCGTTTAATCCAGTCAAGCTGTTCAAAATAATCTAACAATTGATTTGCCAACTGCCGACATTCTCCAAATACTTTTGTGCCTTCTTTCCAAACTTCGCCATCTGCAAATTTACTGATTTCACACGGATAAGTATTGTCCGATAATTCTAAGAACCTTGCTAAAAAACTAATAGGAACATCTGTATCGGCAACGAATTTGATTGGTCCTTGTGAGGCTTGACCCCAAATGCGAACATGTGCACGCATAGATAATTCCATCAGTCTTAGAATTTTTGGGTTATCCCCTAGTGCGTGTGCTAAACGAACATATCTTGTATTCTCTCGATTGTCCATGTAGTAAACATGACTTTCAATATATATAAGATATAGCCAAACACAAACAGAAAGAATTCCAATGGTTAAAAGGATAGCCCAAATATAACCAGTTAATTCAACAGCAAAACTTGACGACAATAAAAATGTAACGCCGACAAAAAGTAGTTTGAGATTTAGTTTCATATCTTACAACCTTTCTATAAACTTATTTTGTTAATCTTACAGAAACAATCCCCTACCCCATTCTTAACAAGATGTATATTGACTTCATTTGCGTGCGCTTCTCTCTTGAATTTGCATATATATACTGTCATATATAGTGGGGCAGGGGTTCTATACACTTGACTTGATAAACTCTTAGAACATTTGAAGCTGTTCAAAATTATTAATTTCTTCCATCACTTGCTCGCGGTCAATGGGGATGCCTGCTTGATAATCTGCCTGTGCTTTGGCGTAAGCGTGTTGGTGTGCTTGTGGCAATGTGGCAAGTTCTTTTTCTGAAAGACTTAATGCACATTTGATACCAAATCCATTGAGACCATAAATCATTACATTTAGCTTTGCCATTTTGACACAGGTCATATCTATATCCATTCCGTAGAACTGAACCAAGCCAAGTTGTAGCATCCAATTCGGAACACATGAAGCGGCGGCGATAAACATGACCCCTGAGCCACAGGTGGGGTCGCAAACTGTGACTGGTTTTAGATGTTTACTAGCAAGTGGCAAAATAAAATCAAAGAAATGTTTTTCAGCTTCTTCTTTCGTCTTAATAATCATAGAAGCCATGACAGCGGCTCCAAGAAGTGGGTCTTTTGTCGCCGCTTCTTTTTTTATCTGTTGGTGAATTTGACTTTCAATGCTTTCCAGTTGAATCTGTGCCATCATCTTAGCAACGTTGAAGGGTGTAAAAAATTGCCCTGTATGTGGGTTTGGATTACAAAACTCCATGAACACATCCCCTAGCGTGTCTTGATAATCCCAAGTGGATTCAATCAATTCAAAAAAGGAAAGAGAAAACGCTTCAAATATATATTCCCAATTATTGTGTCGGGAATAGCGGTCTTTGATTGTTTCAAATAGTTCTTTGGTCTCAGGTGTATCTTCTGCAAACTGTTTTGTTTTCTTTATAGAAGAAAAATGAGAGGGCAATGCTTGCATGGTGGCGATAGATAAATCAAGAAAATCTTGAAATGCACTTCGACGGTCATATCCTTGCGAAGTGATTCTTTCAAGATATTTGATAATTTGTTTTTTGTGTTGAGGTTGTGTCATTTTTTTGTTTGACCACAGCGGCGGGTAGTTTTTACTTCACCCAAATCTTGAAAATCAGGAACTAAGCCAACGGGCATTAACATGTTGCCTGAGTTGGTAATAACAATTTCAGGGTTATCCCAATCTAGCACGATTGTTTTCCCTTGTTTGAGGGACTCTTGAACGTCAATCGGTCTTTGATTTCTTGAACCGCGATAGATAATTAATTCATCGTCCATTCCACGAATAAAGGGACCATCTACAAGTATGTCAATATGCTTTAGTGCTTGGGTGCTTGAATGAATTCCTTCCAGCAAATCTTCAAATAAATAGCCTGTATAAACAATAATATTTTTTACAGTTTCGTATTCTCTAAGGCGTTCGATGAGGCGATTCAATTGGATTGGTTGAGCAAACGGGTCACCACCTGAGATTGTGATATTTCCATGATGTTCTGATAAGTCTGCAAGTGTCTTTGCGACATCGGCTTCGTGTTCAAGTTTTCCACCCGAATTTGACCAGAGGTGCGTATTTTGACAACCTGCACAAGCAATAGGGCAACCTTGCACGAACAGAACTGCTCTTTGCCCCGGTCCATCTACGTATGAACTTGCTTGAATATGGCTAATTCTTATCATTGATGTTTATATATCCTTGTATATATAAACGATTAGAATATAAAAAATGTTTACTTGTTGCTCAGTTTTCATCATATTCACGCATAATGGCAATGGCGGCATCGTGGATTTGACGGACTCGCTCACGGGTAAGCTTCATTTTTCGGGCAATTTCTGCTAATGAATAAGACTGCCCTGTCTCATCAAGCCCATAATGTAGTTTGATGATTTTGGCATGTCGTGGATGGGTCTTTTTTAGCCCTTCAAGATACTTGTGGTATTCATGGATTTCAACCGTTTCTGACACACTTTTAGAATCGTCCGGTATCTTTTCGATTTTGGAGTTGTCAATCGAATCTTCGTAGGGATTTCTGTTATCCCCTTCTTCGATACGAATCATTTTGGGTGTAGATAGGATAGCTTTTACTTTTGATACTCTCAAATTACATGTCTGTGCTACTTCTTCATAGGTGGGTGTTCTTGATAATTTATCTGTTAGTTCTTTTTGAATTCTTAATACACGATATGAAGCTTCGTCTAGTTCTGCTGAACGTGAGAATCCACTTTTATGACGTGAAGCATACCGTTTGATAGCTTGACGGATGCCCCAGGTGGCATAGGTAGAAAACTTATCTGATTTATGTTTCTTTGCAATTTCTGGAGAATATTTTTGAGCCGCTTTGAGAAGTGCCATGCGACCTTCTTGCATGAGGTCTTCCATTTCTACATCAAGCGCGGCATTATATAAGAACATTTTTGCTATGCCGTAAATCATGCGCTCGTTATGTGTAAGTAAAGTGACCTGCGCTGATTCATCACCGCTTTGTATGCGTGCGATGATTTCTTTTTCTTCTTTGGCGGTTAATAAACTATGATGTAGTTCCATTATTCAGATTCTTGATAAAGTCTAAATATGCCAATGGAAATTAAAACAGGGGTAACAAATATCATGGCATATTTTGTTGTTCCGATAGGGCTGTTGAAAAATGCTTGATGCCAGCCTACCATAAGGGTAAGTAAAATTAACCACATGAGTAAATAGGCTTTGATTAAATTCTTCCATCTTTTACGAAGATAGTTTTTTATCTTCCACATAGCGAGATTGTAGTAACTGTTATTTTTTTTCATGGCTTTTACACTTTCGGAAATTGTTGATAGGCAATTCCGTCTAATAAATGACCGGCTTGTTTCTTGCCGACCTTATCCATGGGAATTGTGTTTTCTTTTCCGTAAAACCAATCATCACCTGTACCCAAAGACCCATCAGGTTTTACAAAAATAACGCCATCATATTTAATTCCATGAACAAGCTTAGTAGAACAAGGAACGTACTCTCCCCACTGCTTGAAGAAAAATGGAATGTTATTTTTCAAAGCCCAATCACGTGAAGCATAGGCAGTATGTGGGTGCATGGGGCGAGCGTCTCTACCGCTTTCGCCGCCTGTGACGAGCCAAGAGATAATTTCTTCCCATCCTGTGAAGTCAACGGTTTCTAAAGCAGGTTCATTTGAGACCATAATTTTCATGTTCTTATAGTTTTGTCTTAACAACTTCATATAAGGCAAGGCTTTGTCTGCTGAGGTTTGATTACCAATTGAAATGCCGACGATTATGTTTGAATCAGGGAATAAGCCGATTGCGCCATTTCTTTTTTTCCATGCTTTAAGAATGGCAGGGGTGACATATTCTTGTGGAATTTCAAAGTCTGGTTTATGGCTTTGGTCTAGATACCAAGTAACCATTTCAGGAATTCGTTTTGTAAGTGTAATGAAGATATGTTGTTGAGCAAATCCCATGATTACGAAGATAGCGCGGCGGTATTCTTCGGGAACGAAGTTTCCAAATAAATCTGTCATGGATGCTACAAATATGCCTCGTGGCTTTCCCCATCGAATTGGTTGATCTAAATTTACTAAATCAAGTTCAACCTTTGACATACTCTCTACATCGTAGGGAAGTCCGGTACCCATACCGAACGGGCGGGTTTGGTTTATCTGTTGTGCGTAGCAATGCCTACAGGCAGGGTCAATTTTTACGCACGCCCACCCACGTTTCCCTTTATGAAATGCGGCGATAGGATTCCATGTTGCACCTGAATTCTGACCGAAGAAATTCGTCCATTCAATTTTTGTTTTGTCGCCCATAGTTATCTTTGGTTACTCCTTTGGTGAACTGTTGCGGCATTATCGAACTTGGTTGTTTTCTCGTGGATGATTAAGTCAATGGTTTTATCTGCGGGACCTTGTCTTTGTTTTGCTAAAGACGCTTTGACTGGACGTGTATGATTAATTGCGGAAACCTCACCTTTTCCATAGAAAAAAAGAACGGAATCGCTATCTTGTTCAATACTGCCAGAGTCTCTTAGGTCAGAAAGTTGGGGTTTCCCATCGCCCCTTTTTTCAATTTCACGATTCATTTGGTGCAATGAAAGAACTGGGACATTTAATGCCCTTGCCATCTTTTTTAGATTTCGACTTATGTATGAAACTTCTTGTGTACGGTTTTCTCCAACCCCTTCTATTAACCCTAAGTAATCTATGATTATTAAATCTAAGCCATGACGCGATTTTATTTTTTTAGATAAAGCTCTAATTTGAGGAACTGTTAAGTCTGGATTCTCGTTGATAAAAAGGTTACTGTTTGCAATCTGTTCAACTGCATGTGTAAACCGTGGCCACTCATGTTGTTCTAATTTTCCTTTTTGAACTTTTTGTAAATCTAAATTTTCAAGTTGAGAAATCAAGCGGCTTGAATTTTGAAGATCGCTCATTTCAAGAGAAAAAATAGCGACGCTTTTGTTTTTTTCAATTACATTGTATAAGGCAACACTGGTAGCGAACCCGGATTTACCCATACCTGGACGACCAGCCACTGTTATTAAGTCACCGTTATTAATCGTTAGTAGCTTATCTAAATCTATAAAACCAGTTTTTATTCTTGGGTCTTGGTCTTCCTCTAATCTACTTAATTCATCAACGTGGTCATAAAATTCTGACATCAATTGTTTGGCAGGTTTCATTTCGGAAGATACGGAATAGGAAATTGCCTTTTCAACAGAGTCGTAAGCACCTGATTTTATTTTTTCAATATCTTGTTCTTTGTAGGCAAGTGAGGCAATTTCATTGGCGGAATTAATTAATCCTCTACGAATGGAATATTCTTTGACAATACGAGCGTATGATTCTGCATTCAGTGATGTTGGTACTTGATTAATCAAAGATGTGATGTAGGCAGAGCCGCCAATCTCTGAAAGTTTTCCGCTTTTCTCCAGTTCGTTTGATACGGTGAGTAAATCTATGTCAGTGCGTTTCTCTTTTAGTTTTTCTATTGCTTCCCACATCCACTTGTTGCGATGAATATAAAAATCATCGCCTTTGAGAAAAGCGGCAATATCGTAATAAACATCTGGATTGATTAGCACTGCGCCGACAACAGCTTCTTCGGCTTCACGACTATGGGGAACACTAGGTGATGCAGGGGTTTCTTTCTCGTGAGGGAAATAATCTGTCATTTAGGCTGTCTTCTTTCGTAATGGTTTTAGCGTTAATGGTCTTGGCATAGGATTTGGAACGCTATTTGTATTAGAGGATTGGGAGGCATACTCGATGTTTTCATCAGCATTTTTAATTTCTAAATGTGCCAATGCTGATTGCATTGGACCCACAAAAGATTGAGGGCTTTTGTAGCTAAACGGACTTTTGTTCCAGTTTTTATAAAGTTCATCAAAAGCCACGTCTAAAGAAACTTTATACATTCCACAAGTTTTCAGGATTTGATTAATGCCTAAAATCCACAGGGCAAAATCACCGCCCTTGCCAGACTTTGGTTTTTCAGGTGGAATCAGTTTGAATTTTTGATAAATCAGGCGAGCAGGTTTTTGACATTCTGCGGGAAAGTTCGCCAAGGCATTGGACACATCAACAGGTAGCCCTTCCCTTGCGGCTTTTTCTTCGGCGAGTTTCATGCCGTAAAGCATGAAGTCAACGCCATCGCCTTTCTTGGTGTTTTGGGGTTGTGAAGAAAGAGACGCTTCAGCGTCATTGGTTAATTGATGGTTAAAGGATGGTTCGGGTAAAGCGGCTTTACTATTTTCTGAAAGCGGCTTTACTTCCTGTGGTAAAGTGGCTTTACTGCCTAAATCTTCTTGGTAAAGTGGCTTTACTACCTTTTTTCTGCTTTTTCTTTCCCAAGATGCCATTTCAATAAGTTTTTTCTTAATAACCGTATAGTTACTTGTGCTGAATTTACTTGTGCCTGCATAATGAATAATTCCAGCGTATTTTAGGGCTTGCAGTGTTACAACCACAGTCATACGAGATAATTCAGTTTTATCTTCTAAAGTTGTTAAACTTGGATATGCTCCCTCGCCTTCATCGTTGGCGTGGTCAGATAGAGCAAGTGTTACCGACTTTGCAGTTGAAGCAACTATCTTTATTTTCTTTTCCAATTTTTCGCCTGTAGATTTCTTGGTAACTTCTTTGATAAATTCAATATCATGGAAATGCGCTTCATAGGTGAGGGTCATTAGTTTTACGCTCATGGTTTATCCTATAAACTTGCTTTAACAATTTCTTGCGGTTTATTTTGAGGCGACAGTTTCTGTGAAAGGTCTGCGGCGGCTTGATGATTCAAGGCAACGTTGAACCCATCAGGTGAAATAATCAACGTGGTGTCCGTTGTGAAAATGACATGGCAACCGGGTTGAGGTTTACGGTCAATAATTTTTGAAATGATGAATAAAAATGTTGATACAAATTTTTGCTTTGCGAAGTTAACCACTGGCATTATTGAATCCTCTGAAAATAAAATGGTGGAAGGGACATGATTTCTCATGTCCCTGTGTTGCTACTTAGAATGGAATGTCATCTTCGGGTGGTTGTTCTTGCGAATCCCAATGTGGGTCTTCAGCAGGTTCAGTGAAACCTTGTGGACTTGTTGGACCAGTAAACTTATCTTTGTCAAAGACGTGCAACCATTCTTTTGCGTCAGTAGCAAAATCTGCCATCAAAGAGGCGATTTCATTGCCGACATAACGTGATTTGACAACATCTTCATCCAAGACATCTGGAATAAAACTTGAAACCGGTGTAATGAATTTTTGACCAGCAGGTTTTTGAACGCGCGTTTCTCCAAATGTCCCAATGGACATCCAAAATAAATTTGTAATGTTGGAAGGTTCTTGGTTTGGAGCTAACTTTTTTACAGTTGGTTTGATTGCCTTGAACCATTTTATGAAAGCATCACGGACATTATTGACTTGATAGCCGCTTGCACTAATCATGATAGGAGCCCAAGGAAGGATTTCTTTATTCTCATTCTTGTAGCCCAACAAACAAACTACTTGAATACCGGGGATTGCTTCTTTTGAGAATGCTGGAACACGGGTTTTCCCATCGCTTTTAAGTGTGGCAAACAAGCGCATACCAATCATTGCAACAGTTAAATTGCGAGATGCGAATACTGGAAGTTTTTCACCGCTTTCTAAAATCTTTTCTGTTTCGTACAGTCCGGGAACGGGGTAGACAACGTTTTCCCATGATTCGGCGGCTTCTTGTAATTTTGTTTTTGCACAAGCAAAGCCACCGAAATAGTGAATTCCGCCGACTTGTTGAAGTTGTGCGTTACCGTTGACGATAAAGAAACTAGGTGCAGGAAATGGCAGTTCTACTGCTCCGCCATTTTGCATGTTTCCTTGAAATGCGTTACTAGCTTTTTCAGGAATATCTAACATGTAAATTTCTCGCTTTCATTTTGTGATTTTTATTAAAACGCTAAAAAGATATTTTTATATTTCAGATAATCTCCTCCTTTATCCCGTTGGATAGAAAGCAAAATCCACAAAGTAATTAACTTTTTGTTGAATTGCTTTGCGTCGCAAAGATAGGATTGTTCTCTTATCGTTGATTGGTCTGGCTTTGCCTTTGAAAGCCAAAAATCTATCTTTACTTTGAAACTCAAAGACATTCCATTTCTTTTCTTTGAGCCACTTTATAAGTTGGTCTAATTCTTGCTCGTTGATTTCTTTTGTTTCTAAGGCGGGTGTGCTTGCTCTCCAACCATAGGGATATTTTTTAATCTTCCAGACTTCCCCACATTTCAAAATATCAATTCTAGTGATGCGACCTTTGAGTGCGTGTCCTAACCCATAGCCATCTACCCAAACGGTGTAGCCTTGCTCTTTGTATGTATCTAATAGATTATAGAAATTTACATTTTGTTCGTAAGTTTCTATATTGCATGGACCGGCATCTGCCTCATTCCATCCCTCGTACCATTTTCTGATAAAGGCATCTTTCGTGCCGATGCGCTCAATTGTGATTTTGGTGATAGGTAATTTTTGTTCCATGAATATAATAACGATTGGAACAGTCTAAATGTTTAGTTTTTTTGGGGGTTGACAAATTTATACACGTTAGTATATAATCATTTTTAATCGGTCTCCGCCAGAGACTGAAAACAAAACTTATAGGAGAAATATTATGTCTACATCTACAGTTGCAAGAGACCCACAATTAGTAGCAAGAGGGGAAAAGGCTCGTTTATGGCTAGAGAAAAACGATGCAAAAATACGTCGATATGCAAACGCATTATCAAAAAAAAATATAAAAAATATTCGGATTGACCCACCTATTTTTGACGCCGATGATTTTTATCAGAATATGTATATGAAGATTTTCGTGAAAGCGCAAATGGATGAAAAATTTATGGACAAAGAAGATAGCTTTCTTTTCAGAACCATTTGGAATGAAGGGCTTGATATGATAAAAAGACAAAGAAAATATGAAAGTCTCGTCTTTTATGCTGATGATTTTACGGGGAGAGATAAACATGAAGAACCTTTTTTTTCAATAGATTTATTTGAAGACAACTCTAGTGATGGAGATTCCCCAGAAAATAAACTCCTGTTTTCGGAGGAAAATGAGTTAATACTTAATGCAATTAACTCCTTGCCAAAAAGGAGTCGAACAGTTTGTAAGCTTCTGTATGCAGGAAAAAAGAATGGTGAAATCGGAAAAGAATTGAAGATAGACCATAGTACGGTTGTTGGTCATAAGAGATTAATACGAAGGAAATTTACAGAATTAGAATTAGGTTTGGGTTTGTCTTTGTAATCTTAAAAAAGCCTCCAATGTTGGAGGCTTTTTTTATTTCCCGATTACGTGTCTTATATTTTCCCACTGGTCTTCTATTTGTTCGTCTGAAACTTCAAGTATTTTTGTGTCAAACTCATTTCCACGAATATAGACTTCAATCTTTTTTCCATTGGTGACGACATATTTATTGAGATTGAGACCATACGCATACGAACGCGCTTGGTCAAGAACTTCTCTTGTAATCGTCTGTTCAGGCTTTTTTGCTTCGATAACGAAATAGGGTTTGCCATCTTTCCAAACAATCCAATCTGCGGCGGGTGTTTTCTTTTCTCTGCCGACCTGAATATTTACATTGACTCTGATTTGTAAATCGTTAGGGGAATACCCAAGAAAAAGCAAAAGTGGGAATATTAACTTAAATTCAACTTCTATTTCGTTTCTATAGATATTATCAGAAATAGATTTAACCCACTGTTCGCGGATGCCATTCTTTGCTGAATGCAGTGCTTTATATAGGCTATTCCTTGTTTCTTTTTCTTGGTTTTTTGTTTTTAGTATCTTGGAAATCAAGATTGCGTTCAATATGACTGAGCCGACCAAGAATAATATGATTAAGCAAAGGGAGAGGAGTATTCCGCCTTCAAGGGACATGCGAGAATTATACCCAATAGCATATAATTCATGCTACAATACTTATATGCTTGTTATTAACATCAAGAGAATCCTACATACCTCAAAGCTAGCCAATCTACACCAATTGGCAGAGAAGTTAGGCTTTAGTTTCGGAAATTATATTTACAAATTCTCGAACCACCCTGAGAAGGTAAAGAAGATTTCATTGGAAACCTTGTCTGCTATTGTGAAAGAAGTTGCAGTAAAGAAAAAAGTGAAACCTGGTGAGGTAAAGATTAGCGATATTTTTGATTGGAAGGAATAATTAAAAAGTTATCCAGTCCCGCCAGGACTGGATAACGAGCATGTGTTCGTGAATGGATGCAAAACTCACCCAAACATTCCGACATACCCAAGCTTATAGCCCTTCGGGCTGTGCTTTCTCAGATAAATAATCAAACTCTCTGACCGTATTTGTAATAATGTTTATGTATTTTTCTACTAACGGCAGTTTTTCAATTTCAATGTTTTCTATTGGATTGGTTACGTAGTAGTGAGCTGTGGCTTTATCTTGTTCAACGGAAATCCCAAAAAGAAATTGACCTACTTCTTTTTCGGGAATGGCAGTAGAAATTTCATCACTGCTAATTGTTTTTGAGTGAGCCTTGTTTTTGTGATTGACGGTACTGAAAGAAAATGTAATTTTATTTCTTTCAACTTTTACTAAACCAAATGTATTGAAGTTTTGTAAAGTCAT